AGAGGCAGGGATTTATTGCACCAGGAACGACAGGTCAGGCGTCTCCGCGCAGATAGTCCCGACGCCTCAAGAGAACGGCCAAGAACTCAGCGTCTGGGTCGTCGCGCTGTTCGGTGGTCAAGCCTTCGTCAAGAAGCCCGGAGGGGGCTTTAGGCTGTACGACGGAGTAGATAACTCACCCACGATGAGCCATACTTTTGATGGGGAATTGGACATCAACATTGGTGATGGGGATTTTGCAGAATACCACGGCGCGGACATCTGGATCGGTTACGGTAAAGATATCATCACTTGGAAAAAGGCCAAGGTCTGCACGCTGTAGCGTTTTAAACAATCGCCGGCAAAGACCGGGGAAGGGAACAAGAATGAGTGGTTTGCCAGACAATGAAATGCACCCGTCGTACTCACAAAGCGATGTGGATCACCTGATTGCTAGAGCCGTTGCGAAAGAGCAACTTGCTCGATTGCAATCAGGAGTACTTGAATTGGAGAAGCGGCAAGTTGAATTTACGGCGGCATTCTGGGCCGAGATGAAAGCTGTAAAGGAATTCGCCCCGAGAATTGCTGCGGTTCCTGTCACCCCTGCGGCGGGTAATCCCGTACAATTCGTGAGAGTCCCGCTTGATGGAGTCCCTAGCGCTCCATTGAACGTAACAAACGCACCCGCTGACCCTACCGCTATTGCCAGAGCCGTTCCTACGTTTGCCCCCGGCACAATCCCCGCCCACGTCGTCAAGTCCGCGTCATAGGCTTGTACGGTCGTCCCTATCGCTGCGGAGACAAGTGCTGTGCCTGATACGCCCGCTGCCGGGAGTCCGGTGCAATTCGTAAGTGTCCCGGCTGAAGGTGTTCCAATGTTCGGAGTAGTTAGTACCGGGTCCGTAGCGAAAACAAGCAATCCAGATCCGGTTTCGTCGGATATCACCCCTTTGAGTTGGAGTGAAGTCGTCGCCGCGAATTGGCTTAATGGTTGAGCAGTGAGCGCATCTCCACCCCCGGGCGTATTCTGCCAAGTCGCCCCTGTTGAACTTGTCGCAATCAAGGCTTGCCCGATCACTGGCGCAGTCGCTCCTGATACGCTTCCGGTGGTAGTGGCGGAGCCTACTCCATTCGCTACCGTCGCTGTCGTTGCAGTAGTCGCTGCACCCGCCGTAAGACCTGCCGCCGTGCCGGTGATATTCGTTCCGACCAGAGTTGAAGGCGTTCCAAGATTAGGAGTAGTAAGAACTGGAGAAGTAGCGAATACTGCCAATCCGCTTCCAGTTTCATCTGTTAATGCAGAAGCAAGATTCGCAGATGAGAATGAGCCGAGTGACGTAGCATTTCCAACAGAGGTTACTGCCCCGGTCAGATTCGCATTGGTTGTGACATTCCCTGCGGTGAGTCCTGAAGCCGTTCCAGTACAATTAGTGAGAACTCCCGCAGAAGGCGTTCCAAGATTCGGTGTGGTGAGACTTGGACTGGTTGCTCTGACGGGTGATCCTGATCCGGTTGCGGCTGTCCATACGGGCAAAGCAGACGCCCCGCCCCCGACGAGTATCTCTGTAGTCGCACCATTCGCTAAGGTCTGTTGTGCGCCTGTGGCTGTCGTTCCTGTGGCAATCAAGGAGTACGCCGTAGTCCCTGTAACTCGCCCTGACCCACCTTGCGCAACGGTTAGACTGGTGGTAAATGTCGGCGCACCCGTCCCCCCTGATACGACAATATCTCCCGTGGTGCCTACCGCCGAGAATCCTGTCGTATCCAGAGCTACTTGGTAAAGAATCGCCCCCGCTGTCCCGCCTGATAGACTTGCTGCTGGTGCTGCGGTCGTCTGTGCTTGAGCGACATCAACCCCATCGCAATAAACGATGGTCTTTGACAATGCCGCCGTAGTGACAGATGCACCTGAAGCGGTCTTGATCGCAAGCGTATTAGCCCCTGAATACGTGTTCTGACAGTAATAAACAGCTACCACGTCAGGGACAACAATAATGATATTGTCAGAAGGAGAACCCGTGAATTGAAGAAGCTTGTTATTCGCTTCCGCCGCCGTGAGGGTGATCGTTCCTCCAGCAGTGACACTCTTCACTAATTTAGTGAATTGCCATTGAACTGACCGACCATACCCAAGTGTGTACCAAGTAGTCCCTGAACAGACGACGTAAGCAGATTCTCCAGGGGCTATGGCTAGGGTCGCTTCCCCATCGATAGTCTCTCCCCCGTTCGGATCAATCGTCAGTGTCCCAGTCCCTGAATTCCTCATACCGACAAAGAAGTCCGTCGCTGCGGTCGCTGCTGCTGGGAGTGATGCGGTTATACTTCCAGATGTTGAGACAAACAGGGTCGCCCGGTCAGTCGTAGCGACGGTCCAACTTGATCCCTTAGTCGTAACCGCTATCTTGGTTGAAAGTGTCGCCGAGGTTGCTTTAGTTCCATACCCGGCCAGAGCCGACGCATCTGCTGAAGATGACCCGGTTCCGTATGTAAGGGAAGCCCACACTCCAGCGGCAGTCGCGTTTGAAGTGATGTAGATGAGCTTCCCGACTCCTGATGCAATCGTCGTGATTACTCCACCCGTACTATCTGATACCGTGAAGGTGGCCGACCCAAGATTCCGCATGAGTGTTGGCATGGCGGTCGAGACTTGATTCGCCGCTGGCATGGTCAGGACAAACGAACTTGCGTCCGTCGCCGTGACTTCCATCAACTGGGCAATGAGATTAGCTGAAGTAGCTAACTGCGGCCATTCAAATGTCGTGTTGGCTGTCAGTGAAACAGCAGCATAGGAATACTCGGAAGGGGGGATTGTGTCATCACCCCAAACATTTGTGTACGTCGTCATTCTGCCGCGCCTCCTTTAACTGATACTCTGTCTGATACCCGTCGAAGGCTCTCTTGTGTGATTCCTGCCAAAGCTCTGTCGTACAATGCCTGGAACTCTACTGTCCGTTCCGGTCGTTTCAGGAAGGGTTGCGCTTCCAGAAGTGAGGCAAACAGAATCAACTGAGGGGCATATTGCGTCGTCCAGTTCTCTTGATTCTCTGACGACAAAGGAGCCGGTCTTTCGTAATAGGCTAGTTCGGCGGAATACGTCGCGGCTGGAGTCGGAACGATCAGAGCATGTTCAAACTCGTAATCCGCGTAGAACTTCGGCACCCCGGTCAAGGCAGGATTCGGCCAGTAAGCCCGGCAATAGTCATATTCCCTCTTCTGAAGGAAAACACGCTGAGAGCTAACGGTGATATTCAGGGAGATTGTTTCTCTCCACCGGACGGGTTTGGCGAAGGTTGATGACGATATGGTGGTCGTGACGTATTGCTGGAAGCCTAGTCCCCTGACTTCTGAGGCGAGCCTATTTTCTGCCATCATCACAAATCTATGCCGTTGTGATAAAAATGGCTCATCGGAACGCTCACAGTATATCTCAATGTCATCCATCAACGAGTCAAACGTCATCGAAGCAGCGGCTGTCATGTCTTTTCCTTATCGCTGCACAGGTGGATCGTCATCTTCTTCAACCGTTGTTGAAATGTCTGTATCCGGTCGCGGATGGTCGAGGTTGATGTAATCCGGCCCGCGCTGTTGTTGTCTCCACGGGTCTGGAATGTCCTGATCTTCTCTGCATACCCATTGCTGTGTGTCATGATCCTGAACCAATTCGGAATACTGCATCTTCTTGTTGCATCGAGCGCATATCCCGATTGCAACGGTTCCACTCGTTCGTACAGGTAGATAGAAGCTCATGACAATGTCTTATGACGTATAACACGATATTGAGGGCGTAAAATATATGGGTGCGCCATCCGTTTCGTCGCCCTCTGCGGTAATCAAGTTCTGAGCTGCTCGATCTAAAACCATCGCCATCCGTGTTGGGTCTATTCCATCCAGTTCAAAGCACAAACGCTCTGCCAATTGCCAGATGATCGCTTCTAGCCATCTTTGGGGAAGGTCAAGCGTCTGGGTAAGAGTTCCAATGTCTTCGATTTGACGGTGACGTACAATGGTCAAGTGATCCGTGGAATTAGTCGGAACCGGCCACAAAGTTACTTGAGGCGTCAATAACTTCTCATAGTAATAATTTGTTGATGGTCGTCCTGATTGTCCCTTGTTGTTCATGGCAAAGTACGTGTCCCGATTCCAGATCGTTACCGGAAGATCGTAAATGCTTGAGGCAAGGTAGAACGTACTCGCCGCAGACGTTGAAGTGGTGCTGACTCTCCAATACGTCGCCGTCGCAAATGGATCGAGATTGATCCAATACGTTGTACTGGTCGCCCAATCAGTCTTCGTTGTTGAGCTTCGCGTGGTGTAGGTAATGTCATCCGTTGAGGAAGCGATAACCACCGTATCACTGGCTGAAATGGTGCTGAATACCAGACCGATCCGATAGATTGAAGTCGAACTCGTCAGGGTAGTCTTGGTCGTTGTCGATGTCGTTGTATCCGTTCCCGTCGTCTGAGTGGGTTGCGAATAGACGACATTCAGAACATCAATCGTCCCTGCTGGCATTGCGTAGGTCGCCTGATTGGTGATGAGACTGACATAATCTGTCTCAATACACCATAAATTCAGCCCGCGACTACTCAATCCAAGAAGCAGGAGATAAAGAGACTCAAGGCATATCTGCACCCCTTCTGGGGTCTGCGCAGAAGCGGGTTTTCCTATTCTCCGATACGCATGCTCGATCAGAGATGACGTAAGAATTGTGGTTGTCGCTACCGTCCCTGAAGTGGTCATGATGTCGTCAAATCCACACTAGACTGTAGCGAATAGAATCCTCCGCTGTAGGCAAGGAACTTGATTTGGTACGTGGTCGCTGAATCTAATCCTGTGATACTCGTTATGGTTTGAACACCGGAAGCCGTAATAGCCTGGTTCCCGCACGATGCAGCAACCAAGTTACCCCCAGTCCCAGCGATAAGCTGTGCATTCGTGCAAGAACCGCCATTGCTCACGCATCCACGATAAAGAATCCCGCTTCCTACGGAACTCGTTACCAGTGCATTGGACGTTCCAGAACTCGTCGGCGTACCGTCATCCGGGGAAGTCAGGACGACAGATAGCGATCCCCCTCCTCCAGTGGTCTGGTAGCCGAACAGACCTACACTATCCCTCGACCGATCCCCTCTGAGTCCCTGGATTCGCTCACTGACCGACATTCCGAAGTTTCCTTAACTCAAGCACAAAATGCCCCATTGAACCTGCCGTGGCAAATCCATTCGTGGTAATCTGAATTGACCCTGAATCAGTCTGAACGGGGTGAGTAAAGGTGAATAAATCAGTTAAACCGCCAAAGTCGCGGAAGTCGATATGATTGCTGGTATCCCTGGACATAGTCCAGATCGGCTTATAGACTGGCCCTCCCATACTCAAGGCGATGTCAAACCAGGCCATTGAGTACCAAATCTGGGCAATACGGAAGGTAGGAGCGGTATTGGACAGAGGCGGGTCCAACATGGACGGAGAGAGAACCGTGTAATTGACAAGTTCAGGAGAGTTGTCATTGTTCAGTAAATCGACCTGAACAATGACAGACGCCGGCCCCTCACTTAATTTCGTGACGGTGACTTGAGCCATGACAACCCCTTTACTGCTCAATCCAACTGATCGAACCAACACCTGTTGCATCTGTGGTGACGCGAGCGAAACAAATCACTCCACCCGGAGAAACGGCCAACGCACCATCGACATAATCAATCAAGCAATGGGGTGATTCCCCAACGCCTGACCCATACGATGCACCGAAGCAGATACGTTGAATGACAGGTGCCGCCGCGACAGTAGCCGCATCGTAAGCCTGAGCCACCGAGTTACCCCGATTGCCTGTACCCTGTCCGCTCAACACACCCGACCCGATAGCGGTCAAGCTCGTTGGAACAGTCGGATTCGGTGCCATGACAGCAAGTCCGATGTTATGAACTGCCCCAGGTGCCGTGGTCCATGCCCAACCTACATCAACAATGTAGAGAGTCTTTCCAGACCCCGTAGGGTTGTAGAGAATAACCCCCGTCATTGACGTCCCGACAGCGGAAACTACCTTTGCCGCGACGTTGGATGCAGAGAATAACTGGCCTGCCTTGTTGTATGCCAAACGATCAATATTACTCATGTCAGTTATCCTTAGGCGGCTGCCGTGACTCGGCTGTTAGGGGAAAGTGGGATGTAGCTCAAATACCACTTGATGTTTCCGGCACGGGCCGCATCAGAGTTAAACTGAATCGTTCCGATTGGGGCAAGGTACTCTGTGTCAAGCACAGCAAAAGCATTGGCGATAAGTACAAATCCAGCGGTAATTGGTGTGAAAATTCCCGTGGTGTTGATGGAACGATACGAAGTCCCAGCAGCGTCTGCATCGATATCTACCGCTCCAGCATTCATCTGCACGGTCGCCGATGGGGTCGTTGTGTCCAACTCCAGTTTGACGTTTGTCGTACCGGCACCAATCTGAGTTGTTACGATGCCAGTAATTGACAAAATTCGAACTGGGCCGCCAGAGATGGTGAAGATAGGATCATCCCCACTCAGTACCGCACCGTCAGCCTTCTCCACACAGATCGGGCTGGCCCACATCTGGCCGACCAGACCTTTGGCGTAGGCTGCCAAGGACTTGGTAGTCCCAACTTCAGTAACCGCCGCATCCGTCTTGTTACCGACAACATCTCCGGCAAAGGCGTTGTTAGTCGCATCCGCCGATTGAACAGTGTTCATCGTTACCAAGCCCTTGGCGTAAGCCGTGATGGACTTGGTAGTCCCCACGGCTGTCACCGCTGCATCTGTCTTGATACCGATTACATCCCGCTCATAGACGTTCGTGGTAGCGTCCGCTGTCGGAACAGCCAACAGAGCCTGCACGTCGTCAGTCGCAATCGCCGCGCCCGATCCGCCAGAGAACTGCGCGCCTGCGGCTCCAGCGTAGAGGTTAGCAAACCAGGTGCTACCACCCACCGTATCCACGACCAGCTTGGCGCCAGTCGTGTCCGTGGCGTTGTAAGCGTAGCCATATACTTCGATATTCGAACTAGCCGGGGTGATGAAATTCACTACCGACGTACTCGCTAGGCCGTAGAAGTCCAGATTAATGACCGCGTTATTACATCCAACTAGCTGGATTGGTGCGACGCAAGCATTACCTGCAGGGAAGCCGATATACTTCAGATCCACTGTCAGGTTGTCTGCCGCTGCCGTGGTCAGCAACGAAGTCACTGCCTCAACAGTCGCTGACGTATCCTGATGCTCATAGGATAGAGTACAGTTAGCCGCCGATACGACGATACAACTGACAATGCTGTCAAGCGCACAAACGATAATCGGTTTAGCACCGGTCCATTTGGTACTCGCGCCGGTTACGGTGATGGTCGCCGCCGTGGAAGTCCCCAAGGTGAAGGTAGGACGATTCGCCCCCTCACCACAGAAGAAGAACGTCAAGCCTGCCTTGGAGAAAGCAATGCCTGCGGCACCTGAGATGGTTTCAGCATGACGAGCGGCAACAACAACAATGTCACCGTTGTTAGCAGTAGCCGCAGAAACAGCCGCTGCGATGGTTAGAAAAGGAGATGTAGATTGCGTACCATCTCCGACAGTGCCTGCGGAATCAACGAACCAGTAGTTTCCGGTCGTGGTTGGGACTTGCCCTCCCAAGACCGGAACACCCATGCTCGATACCCCGTTAGGAAAATTGGTTAATGCCATGATTTATTTCCTTTGAGTAAATTGAGCAATGGGTTTACGCACCTGCGTTGCCGTAGATATCGCGCCAATCGGTCCACCCCGACCCAAAACGCATAGTCGATTTGTACCGTACCGAGTCAGTTTCGAAGTCGCCTTCCATGCCCTTTTCGAGTTTCCGACGCCACAACAGCTTGAGGCCGTTTTGAACATCGTTTTGCACGAACCAGGCGGTCGTCGAGGTCAAACGCGACATCGTGACTGCCTCACTGAGCAGACCCATCGACTTGATCGGGTTGATATCGTTGTTGGCATTTCCTGAACGAAGAACCGAGTTCAGAAGGACTTCAGCCACCAGCATATTCGCCGGAGCAACGATCAGACGCTTAGGGGTAAGGCGGATCTTCTTTGCCCGCGAATCCACTGCGGCACGAATGGTTGTCATCGCCTGTTCAAGAGAAGTCTGGGACAAGGCCGCTGCGGTCAGAAGGTTGGACTGATTACCACCCGATGCGGCAGGGTGAGAAGTCGAACAGAGTGCTACACCGTCGCCACCTGTATAAGAGCCGTTGTTGAAACGGTTTAGATGGTTTGCACAGACCGTTTCAATCGTTTCAGACATCGACTGGCCCAAGTGTTTGGAGTAGGTCGTGCCGATTCGGATGTGGTCTCCGTCTTCGTAAAGGACTTTGGTAATGGCAAAAGCCAGTCCATAGACATCGTAGGTGTAACGCTTGACGAACAGTTGCCCGCCTTGGTCATACGTAACGGGCTGCCCATCGGGAAGGATGGGAGCAGACCCAAAACCGTACAGGACGGGTTCTTCGTGGTAGGAACGGGCAATGCCTGTTTCTTCCGAAAAGACCTTCTTGTACTCATTGACTCGTTGGTCATATATCCCATCAAAGGCTTGATTGAGGATCGGGGCGACTATTGAGCGGAAGTCGCTACTCCGTAAAATTATGCCGGACATTTCATTTTTCCTTTATGTTGTGTAGGTCTTGTCTTGTCGCAAGCGCCTTATTAATCTTCCCGTATCTCCATCCATCAGGCAGATCCACCCCTTTTCTAAGGAACGAATTAACTTCACCGTTTGTAATCCACTTACCGCCAGCCCTAGCGGAAGAAATTTTCATCTTCGCCTCCCATGAATGAGGGATACTTGGCCCAGGGATTCCTTTGTTCCACGGTGTTTTTCCTGCATTAGCGATAGCCATCTTTTGCTTCGATTCTTCGCTATGATGTCGTCCGTACATCGGGTGAGTTTCACCAGCGACGATTGGATTCTTGATGAAATAACTTGCCCCTGCTTTACCGTGATCGCTGATTTGTTTCTTTCTTTCAGCGCTCAAAGGCTTTCCGTATGCATAGTGCTTTTCACCGCGATTTACTTTATCTGGCATCGTCCGTGTGAAATGACGATCCCCAGACAAGAATCCGCCTTTTCCACCATCAGCAATGTTTGTAAGATCAACTCCCATCCGGCGCAGACATTTGATGAGTCCTTTTTCAAGCTCAAATGCCAGATCTTCGGTTGAACATTCCAATTTACCGACTTGGATATTCTCTGCGCCGTACTTGGCAACTACATTGGCGTGATGCGGATTACGTGGTGAAAAATCAGTGCAACGAGAAAGCGTACCCTTCCCAACATAGAACACGTCAAACGCGCTCTGCGGGTTAGGTCTTGCTTGCAGGTATGAGTAATAAGGCATATTAATAAGACGCTTAGGATATGACTAACCTATATTCCTACCTTATTCGCTACGAACTGCGATTGTGCGATCTGAACAAGCACTTGGGTATAGGTATCGCCCCATGCGTTATTCACCGCTCCATCAAGTCCAATCACTCGGAATTGACCTTGAACTCCAGCACCTTCAGGCGTTGAATTCAAAGCCATCGTCGAGAGTCCGGTAGTCGCATTGACTGTTCCGGCAACCAAATCACACTGATCGCCTACAGACGTTGCAGCCAGAGAACCGTTTGCCTGAGCAGAGAACACCGTCGCAGGATCGGTATAAACCCATCCAACGATATTGGTTGCCGTGGTCGATGCAACCCAGTTTGGCGAATAGGTTGGAACACCGTTTGCATCGGTGTATTGAACACCCGCGAAGATACCGAGAATGTCGTTAGTGGCTGTCCCGATGTTCAGGGTTCCGTCCGTGTTGAGAATGACCGCATCACCTTTACCTATGGCCGTGGCGTAACCAGTACCAATAGGATAAGGATCGGCGCGGAGGTTTCCGCTGGGGTGCCGAACGGCAATAAAGCCGTAGGGCGCTGCTGTTGAACTCATGATGACTCCTTAAATGTGTGCAAAAATAGGTCGTTTGTTTCTGCCTAGATTTTGAACACCGTCACCGAATGCTTCGCCCAACTCATTACCTTCGCTGTCTTCTGCATCTTGCACCAGAGATTTCTTCAGCATGCCCTCTTCTTCATTAGGCATGGTGTGGTGATAGATGGTCATCATGTCTATGTGTCTTTCCATCGGGATTTCAAACAAGATCATCTCGTTACAATGAACGGCCCCGTCGAATGCTCCACCTTTGAGGGCGAAACTTTCGTAACCGGGAACGTCGGCAATCATGACCGGCACGTAGCCAATCTGTTGCCTCTTGTAAATCGGATCATTTGAATTCGTGGTGGAAAGCCAGCAACGATGCCAGCCGGGTTTTGCGGGGATATCGGGGAGGATGTTCTGCACCCACTCCTGGCGCAACAGTGCTTGTCGCTCATCGGGGGTTAGTGCGGTTCCGTCTTTGGAGCGATCGGCATCTTCTCCAAGCGGATCGCTACGAGATATGTCTCCACTTGTCCTACGCAGACGCCCATCTTGTCCGCCTATAAGGCCCTTAGTGCGATTCATTTCGTAGCTCCTTGTTCTTTGTCATATTGACGATAACGTCTGATACTTTCAGCGCGGTCTTTTGGTGAATCCCATAATCCGGCTTCTTTTATCGCTGCTACCCGTTCTGCGGATAGGACATATCCGCTACTTCCGTTTCCTGATCCATTCGATTCGCGGCCAGATCCGGTGACGACGGATCGCGGGCGTTGTTGCGAATGAGAATCATTCTCATTAGTATAATTGGATTTATACCTGTGTGGCAATCTTTTTGCAATCCTTTTATCAAGTTCGTCCCAATACTCCGTTGTTCTGGCGTTCCAGCCTTCTTTCAAGAGCGCTCTATCAACGACCAGAGCAATGTCGCTGTCCTCATCTCCACCGTTCGGGTTGTACCAAGGATTCTTGGCGACCCAATCCTGGCCCCTCTTAAGTAGGACAGGATCAATCGCCGGAGGCTGGTTCTGCCGTTCGATCATCTGTTTCTTGACGCGGTTCAAATCTGCATAACGGTTTGATGCAAGTACCATCTTCTCCGTCGCGTCGGCCATGATCGTCCCGGCGTCCGGGTTGCCGTGGGCTTCCGCTATCTGTCTCTTGAAGTAGTTGTAGGCGTCCGCACTCTTCCTGATTTCCTCATCGACATGAACCATCTCCGTACCGGACGTCTTGCTCTCTTGTCGTTGAATCCTCGCCGTCAGATCAGCGATTACCGCGTCCCTCGCCTTGAGTTCGGACATCATCCGTTCATTACGGTCGTGTGCTCTTTGTTTCCGAGCATCCCTGCGGAGTCGGTTTTGTTCGGTCTTGGGGTTCTTTACTTCATCAGACTCAGAATCGCCAGCTTCCACATTGGAAGTTCTTTCATCTTGGCCGCTACTGCCCTCTTCATCGTCGCCGTCTTGGTCATCGGCAGTGGCGTTAGTCTCGCCCTTGTCGCCGGGGTCAGTGACATGGACCGTTCCATCTGCTTGTTCTTTGAGTTCAAGTTCTTCATTTTCAGTGCTCATGTTTTATTAGGCTTTTTGCCTACCTCAAATTCGCTGGTTAGTTCTTGATTGATACGGTATTGCGCTTGAATATCCATCGCTGTACGTATCAAAGCATTCGATGCGTGTTGGCAGAGTCCCCCATAGCCATGTAAGCGCGCGGCCGATCTTTTGATTTCGTGAATCTCGTCAATGACCGTCGTTAGCCTGCTTTGGATTACCTCGTTGAATTCTTGAGCGTTCATATCACCTCCAAAAGCCCCTCGAAGTGCTCATTCAAGCCACCCCGAAGCTCTTTATCTTGGAAGAGACAGAATCTAGCCTTATCCCCGTTGGGTAGCGTGCGTCCGAATCTAAATCCACCCCATTTAGGTACAAGTACAATATCCCCGGCGTTAGCCCATACCCCTTCCGGCCAGAGTTCGCCGGTGTCCCTGTTCCGGTAGGCAAGCGGCCCAAGTTGAATGACTTTGGCAACCATCGTGTTTTCATCGTTGGCCTCTTGCGTGTCACGAGCGAGGAAGATCCCACCCTTGGATACCGTCTGCGTGGTCTTTAGTTGGACCAGGACATCAACTCCAAAGGGCTTGCAGCCGGGTTCAATCTCGGGAAAGTTGTCCTGTTTGAATTGGTCGAGGCTCATCGCACAATCTCCCAATTCTTGGCGAACAAATCCTCTTGAAGCGGGGACCACATGTAATTGTTCTTGCCGTCGATCACCCGGATAACCGGATCGTCATCCCCATCAATGATTAGGTATCGTCCGCTGTACCAGTTGGATCGCCTAACCTTTTGGAATAGGTCGAGCGCATTGAATGCCTCGGTGAATCCCATTGCCTTACTGGTCGTTTTCAGGATGGTTTCCTGATCCTCTACTAAATCGCCTTGCATCATTACTCCTTCATCGCTCGGTTAGCGCTATTCCTTGTGTCGGACAAGGCACCGTAAATCTAAATGAGAATCATTCTCATTTGCAGGTTAAAAAAATTACTCGTCCTCGTCGTCATCCTTCAAAGCTACGGTGATAGCCTGGATGATTGATTTGTACGCTCGATACTCGCCGACACTGACCCCATGACTAAACGGGTCAGATGAGGGGAATGACATCGCCGCGTGAGCGTGTTCGTTCTGAAGATCGACAAACTGTTTTCGGAGTGTGACTAGATCCACTTAACACTTTTCCTTTTTGGCGAACGGATTACCGCCCTTCTTCGCTGGCATGGGTTCCGGCTTGACGAGGCCACCCTTCTTGTACTTGGCGATAGGTGCGGGGGACTTGGCGAGAGGTTGGCCCATTGCCATTTCTTTGTGCTGATTGACTGCCTTCATGGTGATACTCCTTAGTTAATGGTCCTTAATCCTTGTTCAACTTCCCACCCAATCCTTGCTAGTCCCACTTTGAGCGGAATTGGCTTCTTGCCTGATAGGTAATAATTCAATGATCTACGCGCTATTCCAAGCGCGTCAGCAGCCGTTTCATGAGTTAGATCGTGACAGCGCATCCATTCCTGTAAATGACTGGCATTTATAAAATTGCTGGTACTCATTCACTCGTCCCAGCGGTGGATTCTGCTTCGACTTCCTGCTCTTGTTCGGCTCGTTGCGCCCTGGCTTCATCAACATCCATTTGCATCTTGGCTAATTGCTGTTTCATTGCCTCAATTATGATGTTTGAATTGTTGTCATCCGCGTTTTTGCGAAGTTCTGTGATCTGTTTTTGCCGGTTGTCATCAGCATTTTTCTGGACTTCTACTTGTTGCGCCAAAACAGCTAATTTTGCATCCGCTGCTAATTGTTGCTGCTTCATGGAAAGTTCTATCTGTCCAATTTGCTGTTCTGTCTGCATTCTGGCTTGCTCTGCTTGCTGATTCGCCTGCATTTCCTGCGTTTTCAGTTGCAGCATGCCTTGATCGTAGGTCGTTTTCCGCTGAATCTCGGCCTGACCCAACTGGAGTGCAACTTGGCTCTGTGGGTCCATCGGAGGCGTCTGACTTTGCGCGGCTTTTTGAGCTATTTCCTGTGCTTGCTGGAAAAGTGGCATGATTGACTGCAATTCCTGCGTCATTGTCTGCATTACTACGTCAGATGTTCGCGTTTGTGCCTCTGCGCCGTGTGCCTGACCGAGTTTTTCCGCTGTTTCAGCCGCAATACTCGCATGTTCCAGATAGTATTGCATCATATGCTCTTTGACATGCTCCACGAGGATAGGAACAGCAGGCATGATTATGCCAGCGGCTTGCAAAAGTGGCCCGGTAGCGAATTTTAAGTGAGCCGCAATGTGCATCAAGTCATCCTGAGTCGGATATACTTTGAGTGGCTTTCCTTTGGTCGCGGCGACGTGTTCCTCGACGGGTTCCAGCATCTCCGGTTTCGGTACTTCGGGTAGATATCTTTCAGGATCTTCGACTTTCATCAGCCGAAGACCTTCCATTGCTACTTCGTACCTGTCCCATTTAATTGACGGGTCTTGAGACATCTGCGAGAGTGCTTGCCACTTGGCAAATCTCTGTGCGTCCGAGAAGACATTTGGATCACTTACGGGCTGGATATCTTCTGAATTGAGGAAGTCTTCTCGGGTAGGAGCTTCGTCTCCAAAGACTTCTCTAGCCTTTTCGGCATCGAACCAGACTGAATTAATCCGGCATAGAATCTCCATCGACTTCTGCTGGGAGGCATGTAACCGTGCGTGTATAGCAGACGCCACCTTACTGCCTTGCTCAATAAGTGCGAGAGTAGTTCCAACCGGCATGTTATTACTTGCATCGGCGATCTTTTCTTCTGCGGTAGTAATGACGCCTTTAGCTGCATCGGTGAGCCATCCCAAGAGTTGAAAGAGAACCGTAGAAGGGGGATTGAACGGCATCGGCATTGCCAATTTGCGAATATCATCTATCCCTGCGGGTCCGTCAATTTCTTGAACCTGGGTAACTTCAATCCCTGTGTTCTGTCCGCTCATTCGCCCAGACTTGAGCTTGAGCATCGTGGCGGCGTTGTTTATGTGAGCAGAATCGAGAAGCGCTCTCAGGGTTCCGGTCAAAGAGATTGCTAATCCACCAATAAGATGGAACAGCCCTAACTTATAGGCTCCCCGCCAAGGAATAAAGCCGTAATCTACCCACCAGTCGAGCTTTTTAAGGCGTGGATCGCCTTCTTTCCAGTTTCGATAAATAGCCAGCACAGCCAAGGTGTCAGGATCGACGGTGATGATGTAGGGCGCATTCTTGCCCTCCGATAGTTTGTCATCCTTGATCTTTCGCCAGGTATAAACCTCGTAAATGAGCCTCAATCCGTCTTCGTTGTAGCAGGTTTCTTCCCGTCCTTCGATTCGGTCATTGGCTTGTTCGGAACTTGTCTGTTCGGGGTCTGTGACGTTCTCATCCACAGGTCCGTCGTACTCATAAAGCCCACTTTCTACCCTTTCCTCGAACTGAGAACGGGTCAGAAGCTGTCGATGAGTCACCCGGGCAGCGGTATAGAAATTGGTCGCTGCGTAAGGGAGTAAAACGTCATCCACCGGGACAAATTCAACCGCTGGACGGCCTAATTGGTCATCTTGTCGCCACTTCTTATACTGTGAGCCTCCCATTGGGAGTTGGGAAAGGAGTTGTTCTAGCTCATCACGGTACTCTTCTATGTCCCGAGTCATCTGCCAATTGAGGTAATTGGCCTTCCTAGTCGCTGTTAGCTTCTTGGCGTCGGTTTCTTTACCTCGTAACTTCGATTTAGCGGGTCCATCGGGGGGAAAGAGTTCTTTAATGGCACTGGCGGCGAAATCGACGGAGGATTCCGCAAGAATCGGATGGACGACCTTACTTGCTCCAGTGAATTGCGCTCCACCAGGGGCATCCCCAGATAATCCAGACCGTTTGAGTCCTTCAGCATACTGGTCATCCCTCTTCTTTCGAGCATCTTTGTCCCGTTCGATCTTCTCCAGTAGGTCTAATTGGATGGATGCGAGAACGGATTTGTCTAATGTGAGTACAAGATTGTCGAAAAACTCGCCTTCGGACGGTTCATCTTCTTCTGTGTCTTGAATAGTGACCGAACCATCGGGATTCTCGGTCATTTCCTCGCCAATATCCTCAATTTCAGGATCAGGAGGGGCTAGTTCGTCAGCGGATAAACCGGGAATGTTCCGGTCGCGTTCGTCAGATGGATTGACCGCTGCCATTATGCCGTGACCTCTTCATGATAGACAAAAGCCGGCAGATATTCCCATCCATAAGTCATTTTCAGGTAGTCGATATACGATTGACTTGGGATGTAATCGCGGCACATTGGGCAATTACTGCCATCCGGTGTGTAGATCGCCCCTCGCGCCAATACATTCACGTCAGAGCATATTGATCGGTGCGGCTTCTTGTGAGCGGCCATGCTTTGTACCAATGCGAATGAGAATCATTCTCAATTGTATAACAAAATCATGGTAGCGCGTCAATGATATTCATTAGCCTATCCGGTAATGTTACCGGATTGCAATTCATCTTGTTATCTATGCCAAATTGGCGTATAGTTCGTATTGGGTCGTGGCATTCGCCGTGACGATTTGAGGGGGAATAATATGGGACTAGATGTTTCACACGGCGCATTCGATGGCGCGTATTCTGCATTCAACAGGTTCAGAGAGTCGGTTTGCAAGGCTACCGAAGGCCATTGGTGCGACGCGGTAAGCGGGCGTGAGTTCTGGCACTTTGGAGAAGGTTATTCCAAGGAAACACATCCTGGCCTGTTTGAATTCCTAGCGCACGGAGATTGTGAGGGAGAAATTACACCATACCTTGCTGCGAAATGTGCCGATGAGATGGAGTTGCTGTTGCCAAAACTTGATGATATGGGCGGTGGTGGCGGACATCTTGAGCGCAACGGAGGAATAGGAGCAACAGCACGCAAATGGATTAAAGGATGCCGAAAAGCCGCAAAAGCTGGCGAATCACTGGAGTTCAGTTAATAATCACCGGAGATAATCATGAAAACACTAGCAAAATGTATGATCGTCCTGACACTCACAGGATGCGCCGGAGCTAACTATCGCCCTCTGGTAGATACCAAGGGAGTGGATTTGAACCGACTGGAATCCGATCTAGGGGAATGCCAGCAATACGCCAGTCAAGTCGCTGGAGCGGGTAGCAGTGCCGCAGCAGGTGCCATCGCTGGCGCATTGTTCGGTGCCATCCTTGCCGCAGCCGCAGGGAAAGGCTACGATCAGGGCGCTACCGCTAGAGTAGGACTAGTAACAGGTGCGCTAGGTGGTGGAATGGAAGGCGATAACGGTCAGCGGAGTGTCGTCAAGAACTGTATGGCAGGGCGTGGGTATAGGGTGATGCGATAATCATGCGGGGGTTTGCTGCAATCGGGCTAGATAACCCCAAATGCTCTGCAAATGTAGGCGGCGTCATGCGCGCTGCTGGATGCTACGGTGCCGCAATGGTCGCCATGTCTGGGCATAGGATGAGGAAAGTGCCGACCGATGTAAAGAAGCAATGGCGGATGACTCCAGTGATTGAAACTGAGGATTTACGGCTAGTTATTCCGTATGATTGTGTCCCAGTGGCAATTGATTTGGTGTCTGGTGCCCGTAGTTTGGTGAGTTACGTGCATCCAGTGAGAGCGTTTTACATTTTCGGCGCTGAAGACGCTACGTTAGGCGAGCGTGTGCTGTCTTGGTGCCGTGACGTAGTGTATGTTCCTACTCATGGTTGTATGAATCTTGCGGCCACGGCAAATGTAGTGCTGTACGACAGAATGAATAAGATGGGCGGGGAAGATGTCCGGCAAAACATGGAGACAAATGTATGACCATCATTCACTGTTGGCCTAAACACTGGCTAGAAGCCGCTGCTAAAGCCGGGTTCGCACAGTACAAAGGCGATGGACGATGGGACTTCATCAATGACACAATGCGCAACATGCTTGCCGAGTTTGCGACGGAAATTACCAAAGAAAGAATGAACATGACCAGAGAAGAAGCACTGGCTAGACTGATAGTATTGCAGCATGATAACGACCACGAATATGCACACACCGGAGCAGACGATGTTCTAGTTGCGCTACTCGAATCGCTCGGATACTGGGATGTTGTTGCGGAATATCACAAGATCAAGAAGTGGTACGCATGATGACCGGCATCGAACTGAAATTGTTGAGAAACAGTCTCGGCCTAACCATTGCCAAAGCCGCTAAACAGGTCGAGGTTAGCCATAGGACATGGTCACGATGGGAGGAAGGCAAACAGACCCCGCCACCAGGGGCAATGAAGTTGTTTAAGATGTTGAATGGGAAATGATGGAGATTTACTCTCGTTGCCCCGTCTGCGATTGCCCTCACTGGACCGGCAGCTCAATGGTCACTGCCGACGCCTATCGAGCATGGAAAGACACCGATGGTACTTGGTATAACGGACCAGCAATGGAGTCAATAACTCGGTCGTGCGCATCATGTTCATGGTCGCAAACAATACGGAAAGAGCGCGGTAAAATTGTTAGCGTTGAAGGAGACCAAAGATGATGACTGAAGGTAAGCTAGTTGGCGCTATAACGAGGCAGATGTCACCAAGACCATTAGCGGTATTCATGTGCTACCAAGATATGGTTGACGCGTTCCCAGAGTATCGTAGGGGATCAGGCAATGTCCTGTGCGGCGTGCCGATCATTCCGTGCGAAGGCCATCATACATTCTTGGTGACTGACAACTACGATGGCCCAATGATGATGGCGATTGGATGATATGTCTGCTAAACAATACTGGCTAGTCACTATCAGGAAAGAGCGAGTAGCGTCTGGCGGATACATCGTCGAGACTGTCTATAGCTATGCCACTGACAAACATCCTGCCGAGTCACTCGCTTGTAATCAATTACTAGACGAGCAATCAGAGTACGCTCTACTGTTCGCTATTCCTATTTCACTGAAACAGTTTAAGGCGATGAATGGATAATGTACATCTACCACTACCACGCCATACAACAAAGGAGAATCGGAGAAGTCGCCAATCTCGACGGTATCGCCACACTAAAGAATCCAATCCTGTCGATGGAGGATTACCTAGAGTTGAAGAAATTCATCCTCAACGATACGAATTTAGGAATGCTTCCGAGTGACCCATTGACCATATGCAGTCTGACACTGCTATTTTCAGAGGGGTGAATCATGCGCGCCATAAAGACTGACCGTGGATTCATCGTAATAGAAGAAGAGAAGTATCAAAATGAACCAGGCGAATTCACTCGATTGATTCAGGAATCATCGGCCATTGGTGACTACGAAGATTCAATGGATAAGCCGGGAAGCAGTTATCTATGGGTCGGACAGGATCATCACCTGGACCGAGAACAGGTGCAAGGCCTCATCATGAGCATGGAACATTGGCTTAATACTGGGAGACTGCCTATATGATCGACGAAGACACCATCGCCGAAAGACTCAATACCCGAATGCGGACTATCCTTGGCCTAGCTCCAGGCAATACCCATTGGGGAGACTGTCCAGCTAATTCATACTTCGGGAACCCCTCATTTTGTAATTGTGACCAGAAGGCGAGGCCAACCATTATCCGTGGTAGCGAGGTATTCACGCCTGATGCGGTGCGGGTTAGGATTAATTGGTCATGAGGGTGCTTGTTGCCTGCGAATACAGTGGAAGAGTACGGGATGCCTCTGCCGCGAAAGGGCATGACGCATGGAGTTGCGACATATTGAAAAGCGACTTACCAGGACAACACTATCAGGGCGATGTGCGAGTAGTGATTAAGTATGGTTGCCCGAACTGCAACGGCGCGAGAGTTGCACGGGAACGGTGGGGGAATCAGTGCAACAGCGGACAGAACAAATTAACGCCTAGTCCTACACGATGGAAAGACAGGAGCCGAACCTACCAAGGCATTGCCCAATCGATGGCCGATCAGTGGGGTTAGCTCGCATAAGGATTCTCCGCCATCTTCCTAGCCCGATCATAGTCTAGTTCCGGTAGGTCATCCTCCCTGGCTACTGGAAGGTCAAACCATCCTGATCCATCCAAGTAATACAGACCCATGCTGAGGCAATCGGGGTATTCGTCGTGCTCTGCCTTAGGGAATGACTTACACTGATTGATAAACCCATCTGCCCATGTGACAGGCTGTCCAGGTCTAGCCTTCGACTCCAGCACGTAGAATAGGCCAGCATCAATTATTGGTGTGACGATATGCACCCGGGCCACCTTGGACAGTTCGGACCTCTGACCCCTTGGTAGATCGTAGCTCGCTACCCTGACTCCAGTTGAGCCAAGATCATTTACCAGGGCCATGCCTGACCCCTTGTTCTCGATCAGGCAAATGTCCGCCTTGCCTGCCTTGCCATAGGTTGCGTCTGAATTGTATCTTGCGTGCCAGTCGTCTATCACCCTTTGCCGGAGCTTTGGGTACGTTAGATGCTCGGTCCAGGCATCCAATAAGATACATCGGCGCTTCTTCTGCCACTCAAAGATGCCAAGGACCAAGCATCCAGTCGGATCGCCTTCCGTCTTTTCCGTGAAAGCCGTGTCCATCGACTGTACGATAAACAGCATCGGCGGTAGGGTGCGGTCATTCGGCCATAGCTTGAACTTGGTCGTATCGATGATTCCACCACCTGCAGGGGAAGGCATCTGCTGAAGCTGCCCGGCTGTTCCGTACTGGCCTAGCCGTACCTTCAAATCCTCGATTTCCTCGCGTCCGTACTGACCAGGCCAGAGCAGCTCGCCTACCTTCTTACGCTGATCGTAATGTCCGAGGACCGTCTTACGCTTGATACCATCGTACTCGGCAGGCAGACAAAGATGCTCCCATCCGCCTTGCTTCAGCACGTGTCCAGATAGATCACGCTCATGGAGCCGTTGCATGATGATGACTCGTGAGCCGGACTGCGGATTATTGAGCCGCGTGCTCATGGCTTGATCGTACCACTCCAGGGTTGAGTCTAGGACCGCATCGGATGAGGCGTCCAGGGCGTTAATTGGATCGTCAATCAGGATTGTGTCGCCACCATGACCAGTAGTCGAAGCACCTACCGATGTTGCCATCCTGTATCCGGCCTTCTCACTCTCGAAAAACGTCTTGGCGTTCTGGTCGCCGGTCAGGACGAGCGGCCAGCGCTTTTGATACCAGTCGCTTTGTATCAGTCGCCGACACTTAATAGAGTCACGGACTGACAGACTGCCAGCGTAGGAGGCGCAGAGCCATCGATGTGATGGATGTTTGATCCAGGTCCATGCTACCCATAGGACTGATACCAGTAGGCTCTTGCAATGCCGTGGCGGGATATTGATTAGGAGATTGCGAATCTCACCATTAGATACAGCTTCCAAGTGCAGACAGATCTGCTCCAGGTGCCATCCAGGTACGAACTCCGTACCCGGCTCAATGATCGGCCATGCTTGTTGCGCGAATGCGTATAGGCTCTGTTCCGCCCGATCCTTGTCGCGTAGGTCTAGCAGCGACTCTAGCTCTAGTATCTCAGCGTCAGTTAGCATTTGTCAGGATCAGCATCCTAAATGCAACTCAGTTGCACGCTCAGTTGAATTCTGAGCCGTTCGGTGGAGATGAGTCGGCCAGAAATGAATGCTTGGCTTGCCGAGTCTGATACTCACCATGTGATTGAGCGGACTGGAGCGCATCCACTCTAGCTATCCAATCTTGCATCATTACATCTCGCCGGTCACACTCAGATTGCCACTTGAGATAGTCGGCGTGATTCCCTGTGCGCGGCGCTTTGCCGACTCGGGGGATTGCCTCGAACGCCTCGATCAGCGTATCCCAACTATCCATTGCTCGCCTTCTTTGCCGCTCGCTTGGCCCTCATTAGCTCGCGCATGTACTCTTTACGGTCTGTTAGCTTGTTAGCAGCGCTGTTAGCATCTGTTAGCACGTTAGCAGTTGTGTTAGCAGGCTGAGTGCTAACAGGATTGATTGTGTTAGCAGGCGTGTTAGCTGTTAGCAGGTTGTTAGCACGCCCTGTTAGCAGAGTGTTAGCAGTTGTTAGCAGAGTGTTAGCACGTGTTAGCTCGTCAATCTCCGCTCTCAGCTCGATAATGAGCGCACTAGCGGCCAGTAAATCAGCAGTCTGGCGCTTAATCTCACCGTCTTTGGTCGCACAATTGACGCAGTGCGTGACCAATGGAGCGGCTTTGCCAGTGATCGCAGCCGTCTTCACGCGCAGGTCGTCTATGATCGCTGCCTTATCCCTATCCTCTTGTTTATCAACGGATTTCTTCGGTTTATCGTCGCACGAATGACCCTGACCGGACCAATGAGCCGTCTTGCATATTTTGCAGACTGGTGGATTTGCCATAAATGATTGATCTAATTGACCATTCCGCTATTCGGTAATGTTACCGGATAGGCTACTTACCGGCTCGCGCTAGTAGCTCAGCTATGCGAGCATCACGGTCATCTGGAGCTACTTGGACGTTGTTTTGTTGAACATTAACAACAGTTTGCGATGCTTTGTTACCCCAGCGCTCAGGGAATTCCCGTTCAGCAAGCCAGGATGCAGCTCGAAAGGATTCGCGTGCGCGAGTTACGTCTAAAGCATCTTCTGCGCTCTCTATTTCCCCGTAGTTCTTCTCTAGTCTCATTTCAGCGCCAATCATTCTGGCTCTTTGATAGACGGGGTATTTGCTGAGTTGATCTGAGATAGTTGCGGGTTTAATGCCGTACTGAGCGCCTATGTCTTTGAGCATTAGGCCGTCAGCGACTTGGCGGATGATGTTTTCGGCGTTAGATAGGACGATTGACCCTCTTTGTGGGGAGGCAATCTGTAGCTCCATCAGCGAGCTATCTATGTCCTTGAGAGATTCTATGGCTTGCGCTCTCATCTGATCTATTCACGATACCGCCTGTTTGGCAGTTTATGTGTTGATTCTACAGGATAAATTCTTTGCTGTGTGCTATTCGTTCATTGTGCGATGCAACAAATGGCTTTTCGTTTTCCTTATATTTAGTTCAATCAATTCAGTAGTTTATAAGTTACTACCTACCGTTCGTCGGCTGGATTGATTTATTTACTCTGATCTATTGCATTACTCTATTTAACGTATATACTCTAATCATTGGATAACGAAACACAGACAAGGAGAATCAAAATGACAACAGCAGAACAAGTTTATAACTCAGCCAATGATGCGGTAGCGCTTGATACGCTGGCTCATTCAAAAGAGGCCGAAGTAGATAACGACTGGGCGACTGAGACGACTACATACACATTCTCCGATGGCTCATCAATCGCCGTCAGTGGCCCGACGTTCTGGGTTGTTGAGTAAATCATGAGCCTTGACCGACGCACCGAACTGAGCCGGCTTATCCGAGCGGCTTATCAGTCAGGCATGATCTCTGCAAATGCTTGTTTCCACTCGTTAATCGAAATTAGTTTGTTCTAACCGGCAATTTTGCCAAGCTGTTTTTAATCAAGGAGATACATCATGTACAAACAACAATCCGCTACCGCACTCTCGACCGATGAATTGGTGCGTATGGCCCCGGCAATTTTCGCTGAATCGGCCCACGAATCTCGCTCTGAGCGTTACACCTACATTCCCACGCTTGATGTCGTCAATGGCATGCGTTCAGAAGGTTTTATGCCTGTCCAGGCCTTTACTTCTCGGACTCGCACCGTAGGCAAAGCCGGATTTAACAAGCATCTTTTGCGCTTCCGCCGTGCCGATCAGATGGATTCTACCGAGGCGCGGGAAGTTATTTTGATCAACTCTCACGATGGTTCGTCAGGGTTCAAAATCATGGCTGGCGTGTATCGGTTTGTTTGCTCGAATGGTCTGATCTGCGGCGAGACAGACAACGAGATTCGCGTACGTCACTCGGGCGATGCCGTGAATAAGGTCATAGAAGGCGCGTACAGCATCGTTAATGACTTTGATCGCGTGGCCGAGTCTATCAGTGGCATGAAGTCACTCACGCTTAACCGTGACCATGCTAATGCCTTTGCTAAGGCAGCTCTTGCTATCCGATTTGAATCTCCCGAAGATTCCGGCTTTGATGCCTCGCAATTGCTTCGTCCGCGTCGCCAGGAAGATACTAAACCTGATCTGTTCTCGGTGTTTAACGTCGTTCAGGAAAACGCCATTAAAGGCGGTTTGCATGGTCGCAAAGTCAATGAACTCGGCCAACGTCGGAACGTATCCACAAAATCTATCAGCGGGATAGATCAGAACACGGCGATTAATCGTGGCCTCTGGACGCTCGCAGAGGAAATGCGCAAGCTGATGGCCTAACAAACAGCGGTCATGCGTAGCTCAAGGGGGATTTTTGCTACGCATGACCGTTCGCTCCAATGAGCAGAACATTTATTTTACAGGAGAGTTTCCATGAAACAGAATACAGCCAGAGTCCTAGTCGAAGCACACAGACCAGCCATGGACGAAGCGAACAGGATCGGCCTACCGCAGACTGTCTTTTACCATCCTGATTGGGGATTCTCGAATGCTTGCTGGGCATCGGGAATTATGCGCGATAAGCACACAATTCAGCATGTTACCTGGCTACCTGAAAATTTCTTTTCATAGCTCGCACACAGAGCAAAAAAAGTAGTATATTTTTAATGAGCAACAAGCCGTATCACTTTGTATTTTATCATAAATCATGGGGGAATCACAAATGAAACTAACCGCACAGCAAGTCACACTCAACGCCGCTCAAGAAGTCGCTTTGGAAGCATGGCGCGAAGGACGCACGATGTTCGAAGTAGCTCACTCTCTTCCAATTTCAACCCCTCATGAGGCACGTTTCAGGAACCGTGTCTGTGCGGCGCTGCATCGAATCTTTCGTGAGACAGATCCAGCGTATCAAGTTTGCGAGGACTAATATTTATTTTCATGAATAGGTCATATGCATACTATTTGGCCTATTTGTGGTATATACTGAAATCTCAGTAGGCAAACAGACAAAGGGGAATCGACATGGAATACCAATTCACAGTAATCAATCTTCGGACAGGAGCGCAGGAAATTGCGACCGTTATTGCTGATGATGAATACGATGCGCGGGATATTCTAGTTGATCAGTGTTTCCCTTTCTTTTCTGTCAGTGCTGATCCGATTGGAGAAATTGAATGCGCGTCCTGATTGCTTGCGAGTATTCAGGCATCGTTCGGGATGCCTTCGCTGCTAAAGGCCATGATGCATGGAGTTGCGATCTGCTTGAAACTGAGCGACCAGGTAATCATTATCGAGGCGACATTCGGGACATGTTGGCAACGCGCTGGGATTTAATGATAGCGCATCCACCATGTACCTATCTGTCCGTCAGTGGATTGCATTGGAATGGTCGGATTGTAGGTCGATCAGATAAAACAGAGTTAGCGCTTGATTTCGTTCGGATGTTAATGAATTCAGACATAGACCAGATTGGCATTGAGAATCCCGTTAGTTGCATCTCTTCACGCATACGAAAACCGGATCAAATCATTCAACCGTGGCATTTCGGCGAAGATGCAAGCAAAAAAACATGTCTATGGCTGAAACGATTGCCGCTACTTACCGAGACAAATCGCTTACAAGGTAACGATAAAACACGGCGAGCGAATCAAACAAAGAGCGGACAGAACAAATTACCTCCCAGTCCAGATCGATGGAAAGACCGGAGTAGAACATATCAAGGAATCGCAAACGCAATGGCCGATCAATGGGGATGAAACAGCGTTAATTTTACCACGCCAGCCAGATGCTGGCACTAACTAGGGGGAAACAAATGGATACTTACGAATGGGACCAATTATGGTCATGGATGCGTGACAATCCTCATGCTTGGATTCCAACAACAGAAGCAATGTACGATGATCAATTAGGCTGCGTACCTCCCGCAGCACACCTTGGAGGCGCATTCTTGGTCGGGGAAGTCCATCACAAAAATAATAAAGGCGAGGATGTTTATGCGGCTTTCCGTAATCATCGTGGCAATTTCTACGCTCGCTATCTAACGATGCGCGAATTCAACGACATGGCCGACGAAATCTCTCAGGATGGTTATTAAGAGGATCGCTGCCGTGAAACCCGCTTACCGCTACATTGAAGCTGCCTTAGCATCACGCACGGACTACAAGATCATTGTTACCGTGCTGATTGCTGACTTTGGCTTGTGTGCGGAACAAGCGGGTAAGGTTATTGCTGATTGGATTAAAGAGGAATCGAAATGAGCATTCAAAATCTCAACGCAGCAAAGGAAGAAATTCACGAGAATCGGCAGCGCGGATGGCAAGCATGTCAGGATTATTTAATATCCCATTCATGGAATGAAGCACGCACGCTCATGAATAATCTTTTTCCAGTCGATGTCGTTGATTATACGCTGGCCGACTATGGATACTGGTCTGGCTGGATCAACTATCTGGTAGCACACCAATGACCCGGCATCGTTTAGGCCGACCTCCTAGCATCAAAGATGAGGATATGAGAAGGATCGGCGTCTATCTCAAACTACCTCGATGGCTTGCTAGATGGCTCAGAGAAGGCGGGAATGAGTCGCAAAGTAGCGTAGTTGAGAAGGCGCTTATCCATGCATTTGGATTGAATCCACCAAAGGGGAAATGAAAATGACTTACCGATTCCGTGACTTTGTTATCCGTGATTTCATGATGGGCGGATTGATCCGATACATCGAGGAACATATCGAACCAGGTGACTTCTTGATGGCTGTCCTCGAAAATAACTTATCTGAGGCATGCGGTCGGGCCGATGATGATAATATCGAGAACCTTCCTGCCTTCTGTGCATTCCTTTATAACGAGGCTCCAGCGGCTTGTCATGGATCGCCGGAGAAGGTTAGTGCTTGGCTTGCAATGCGTGAGTAGGCATGAGTACGGTCTATCGGATTCCAAAGCACAAGGAGCTTATCGCCTTGTTGCTGCAAGAAGAGTTACCAAGGAATCCGGTAGTCAAGCATTCTCCCTATCCACCCAAGAAGCCTAAGCCGTATTCATCACATAACATGCGCTCGTCAGGTGTTATCGTTGGCAAGCATTACGTCAAGACCGATCTAAAGGGGAAACCGCCATGGGAATGATGGGCGCAATAACCCTAACCCGGCTCTCGCACTGCCTATGGGTTTGAGGGTTCTACGCCTCAACGGTTTAGCAGTTCAGCCTCCTTTACCGAACCCCCGCTCATCTCCGAGCTTTCGGCAGGGCATGCCGTCGCCTGACCATTCGTCGAACGAGGCAGGTAGTTTGCCACCTCGCCGGTATATCCGATGTTCTGGAAGCCGTCACCACTTTTGCTACTGTGCTTTAACGCCTTTCGACGTTAGGTTCGTATATCCGTTTCCGGGGAGCGGGTCACTCCGGGTATGCTCACGGAGCGTCCGCTTGGCCGACTGCGGCAACTACCCGCAGTTCCAACATGTGCGTAGCTGTTGGCAACGTCCTGTATCGTCAGTGTCACGGGACAATGGGCAAAGAAAAAGCCCATAACTCTTTCAAGTCGCCAGGCTTTTGGATTTGACATATTAGCTGGCGGCTTGGATCAAGTTACATGCAGGGTTGGATGCACATGACTCGGTAATCGCTCCCGACTACTCCGCCAACCCTTATGTGTATCCGTTCCACGGGATACCATACTGTAAATTCTACCAGTGGTATTTTGTACAGGTCAAGATATTATTGCTTAGGCACCCTACGCGATTTATTTCGGCATAACCGACACTGACTTTTATGCACAGTTGCACCGGATTTAGACGTGTATGTAGGGTATTCCCTTGCCATCCTATTATGGCCGCACCCAAGACATATCCGCTTTCCATCAATGAACTCATGCGCCTTAGACTTGCCTCGGCCTACCGCAGCAGATTGCAATGTCACGTCTCCCCATCGCCTTGGTCCTTGATCTATCTGGGCTAGGAGTATTTGCCATTCGCTCACAAGAATTCTCCCGTACAGCAATCCCACGTTCCAGATCCATGCTTGATGCAATATTCTCCAATCGCGTGGCGCACTAAATTATTTGGTCCTGGCTCACCGTAGTTGCTCCGATACTCACCAGGACTCCACTCCGGCGGCTTTTTCCCACTCCGCACCGTGATAATTAATTCCATTTCAGCAATTGAAACTTTCTCGCCGTATTCGTTGCGGATGAATGCCCCTGGCTTTGCCCATTCATTCCGCCAATCATCCAGATCGTGGATGTTGTCATCAGGCATTACGTGCAAACTAAAGCACCATCCGCCTGAGCTTTTGCCGATGTGCAACGGCTCAAATGGCCGCCCGCAGCATTCACAGTCTGGTTTTTGATGTAGGTAGTAGTTCGTTCCCATTATTTCCGTCTCCCCTGTTTCCGCGCCATCATCCACATACAACGTCCGTCCGCACGCCGCTGTGATAGCCCGTCAGACGCACGCAACATGCCAAACTCCGGTGCAGTTCCTGACAAATTTCCTCTTGATACGACACCATGTTTTTTACAGTTTGTGCGGCCTTCAAGATGTCCTCGACCGGGATAACTCGCCGCGATTCGATCACGCATTCATAAACATCTGGCTTGCTATCGACCGGGCAAATTGCCGTGATCTCCAGGCTATACGTTACGCGCATAATAGATCTCCTTGGATGGCCTGCTTGTCCCAAAATGTCGGGGACTGAATAGACTCGATTCGATTTCGCATCACTAGAGCGCGCACTTCCTTGCTGGCCGGCGTGTAGGTTCCTCTCCATGCTGAGTCAATGCCCACGTTCTGCGCAATATTCGTGCTGTCCGCGCTGGAGAATGGAAGGCGAGAAAACACATCCGGGTTCAGCATGCGCAGGCCATGAAGTTTAGCAATTGGATTACCTAGTTTGTCGCATACCGCATTCATCGCTTCGGCCATCCTATTCCACCACCTATAATCACCTACAGTCGAATATTGCCCACTGGAGCCAAGGCATATACGCGGCCATTCGTGTGCTAATCGTTTAAGCCGATCAATGCTTTCATGCATATGCCACACAGGAGCACCAACCCATTTATTCTTTGCGGTCTGCCAAGGCCATGCTTCAACTAATGCATCGTTATCAGATTCGTTGCCATCTATCACATCCGGTATAACGGCAAAGTCAAATTGCGGGTATCTGTGAAGTTCAGCAATCCACTTGTAATAGAATTCCCAATTAGTTATCGGATTGCCGTCTTTCCATGCCGAGAACGCGCTATTATCCACCGCTAGACTTTGGCAACATTCGAGCGCTAAGCCGAGTTGATCTGCGTAACGAACAGAGATAAACGGATGACCACCGCTGATTGCCGCCATAGCTGCCTTCCCTGGGGTTATCGGTAGGCCGTGGTAATGGATAATTTCACTTCCCCTTGATCACTCGTCGCGTTTCGTTGTAACATTTCTTGCATAGCTTTCGATATGCGATAAATCCGTTTTTATTTGTCTTCTTGCTGATCGCAAATGCGGTAATGATTTTCGGAAACAAGCACCTGTCACACACTTTCATCTCATAGTCGCGCACATCACGAACTGGCACCATCGGGATCGTCTTTGTGCCAGGATACAAATTATCCAGAGTCGGCAATTGCCTCATACCGAAACAAAATTGGTCGAACGGGTTAATCGTTCCCATTCTTTGCCCTCGCTATCCGTTTCCTCAATTTCTCACACTCGATACACTCGCTACGCAATTCGCCTGTGTCCTTCCTTCGCCGGAATGCACTCACCGGCTGCGCTGGTCCCTGACATTTTCGGCAGACTTTGTACTCTTCCAGGGCGAGATTAGCCGCAGCGAACGATCCGACTATGGGCGGTAATGGTCGCTCGCCTCGGACGAATTCATGCCACGGTGTCATTTTTCATACCATCTTTCAATCGCTGCTTAAAGTCCTTTTCTATCGCCTGCAATTCTTCTCTAGTCCATATTCTCAATCGTGGCGCGTTTTTAAGCCGTTCTACGGCCTCATTCCCAATCTTGGCACGTAACCTTACCTCGTAGTCTGTAGCCCGTCCAGCGCCAAAATAATTGCATTGGCGACACTGTTTATTAATATTCAGAGGATCAAATCGGCTAAAACTGCTGGCACCGACTGGAATTAGGTGTCCAGCGTGCCATTCTTCGGCATCGTTCGTGCCACATGAAATGCACGGTTCGAACCTATCTCGCCAGCGACACCACGCATTGACCGCATGTTCTGCTCGCTTTAGGAAATATTGCGGCTTCCTGAGTGCATCGCGCCTTTCCTTGTCAGACTCGCGCTGCTGTTTCGCTCTAACTTTTGCATCTGCCGCTGCCTTCTTTTCACGCTGCCTAGTTACAAGTACCATTGCACAAAGAAACCCACATGCGACCTGGAGAGGTCGAATCGGCTCGTACTTTTCCTTGCAGATTTTACAGCGACGGGTCATTAGTAAATCAGCCTATTATTTAATTCCTCGGCCTTCTTTTTTATCGACGGCCACCGAGTATCAAAAGCTGCGATCAGAAACACCCTTATAGGACCGATCACAACTCCCATTAAATCAACAATGCCAGCGGCTACCTGGCGTACCTACCTTTGTTGGCCATCTCCTATTCCTTTCACGAGAACGAATCACGCATCATTCCTCGTCTTGTACGCCAAAATATTATAAATATTAATCGCGCTGACCCCGTAATATTCTGCCCATGAGGAGATTGAATAGACTTCTCGGAGTTCGTCTTTCAGCGATTCGACCTGCTTCATCGCGGCTTCTAGTTCCTCTTTCACGGCTTCACGTTTATCGCCTAGCCTGCGAATCTCCCGAACATCGTCATCCGTGAGGATCGCTTTGTGATGATTCTCGCCTCGGTTATTCATGCGTACTCCGGCTCATCGTCCCAAGGTTCTTCACTAATCCATGACTTTGGATTTACGCGAAATTCCTCAATCTCTTCTTTCGTCCGCTCTCGCTCGACGATAACATGATGCGTCATTGTGCGATTCTCCCATCGCTGATATTCGTTGTTGGGAAGGATGAGAACTAATACGGTCATAACTCCACCACCGAATCACGCCACGACCTGAACCGCGCCCTTACCACATTCTCTTGCGCCCACTTCTCAAGCGTTGCTTTCAGCGCTACTCCACCGCCGGGGATCGCGTACCATTCGCCAACCAGGCCAGATACCGGATGGATGGATTGGAAGGTGCGGATGAATTCTATTTCAGTGATTCTCATGCGGCTAACCCGTTTTCGTCATCAAATTTCAACTCCTGGTTATCGGCAAAGTGACTACCACCAGCCGCTGCGAGTTCCAGATTTTTAACAGCTTGTCGGTAATAAGTCGCTTTCAACTCGATACCTACCGCACGCCGACCTAACGACACCGCCGAATAAGCCTCCGATCCAACCCCCATAAATGGGGTCAGAACCGTTTCACCAGGATTCGTGCGAAGAACAACAATCCGGTCGATTACATCCAACTGCAACGGATGGACATGCTTTTCATCGTCTGCTCCGCGTGCTTCTTTGTATGGTAATACCCGATTCATTCTGATATCGTCCCACATGCAATCAGCGTACTGCCTCCATATCCAGTGAGAGAACCGATTCTCTGTCTGCTTTCCGGTCCATCCTCGATAATGGAGAATATCCGCAGGCGGTTTTCTTTCTCCCGCGTATTCCAACATCCCTACAGGATGCGCGACAGGTATTTTGTTTTCCCCATTCCGACGAAAGATCAGCAAGTAATCCCCTGATGCGACACCGCAATCAATCGAGTCAGCGCACAGTGATGAATGGGCTAAGTTCTTCTGCATGGTCCGCAATCGAACTGCTAACGGTTCTTTCCATATCATGTGCCGGCCCGCATACTTGAATCCTTCTTTTTCATGAAGTCGAATAATGTCTCCTGGGAAGTCACGATAGGAGTCTGTTCCGCTGTTGCTATTTGGTACATCCATGCAATGCACCGCTGTCATTCTGCCTGACATGGTGACTCTGGCAATCTCATGAACAACAAAGGCGTAGTGATCAAAGAACTCACCGTAACTCTTGCAATTCGATAAGTCGCTTTCATGGCTTGAATATTGATACATGCCACAAAATGGAGGTGAATATACCGAAAGCGCAATTGATTTTTCCGGCAAATCCTGCATGACCTCGACGCACCCTGAGTGGTACAAAGCGAACTTATCGGTTATCAGTTGATCGAAGACAGCCATGCTGGAGACTCCAATTGTTTGTTGAAATTAGTATGCCTAGCGATTGCCATGGATGCGTTCATTTGTGCGACTAGATTGGTAAACATCTTGTCGGCCTGCGCTGATTTCCTCTGAAGATTCTTCAATACTCCGTTCTCCCCTTCAGTCGTTATGATATCCACCTTGACCGGATGCTTTTGGCCAAACCGCCAGCAACGTCGAATTCCTTGATAATACTGCTCGTAACTGTGCGAAGGAAACGCTAGAACATGATGGCAATTTTGGTAGTTCAATCCGAATCCTGCTATCTTTTGCTTACTGACCAATACCCGTGCCGATCCTTTCGCAAAGGCGAGCAGTTTCTCTTCCTTTGCCTCGTCGCTGTCAGATCCACTCACTTGAACAGCATCCGGTATCATCCGCTCCAGTGTGTCGCCTTCCTCATTCAAGTGACACCAGATCAATGCCTGCTCGCCGGTATGATTGACGAGTGAAGCGACTTTCTCGCATCGTTCAACGATTGACCTCCTCCTCTCGTCTCGCTGCTCCTTGAGTCCAACCGCAGGCAGCGCAAACAACATGCCATCCGCTAACGAATTCACTTGCACTAAATGTTCTTGCTCGATCATTGGCGGAAGGATGAACTTGGTATCATCAAACCCTAGATCAGATGGCTTCCTGATCGCTCTCGCCCATGAGCAGACCCACTTCCAAAACGGTAACTCGGCATGGCCTTTGAATCGCCACTTGATAACCTCGCCGCGCATCCGGCCCGTAGCAGAGTTGTTCAGATCATTCTTAAAAAACCGCGCCAGCATGTCCATGTGTCCGAGATACCCTAGCGCCTCGGAGGATGTTCCTAGTTCCAAGTAGTCATTCGGTGCGGCGGTAGCTGTCGCAAGTAGCCTGTATTGCATCTTGCGCATGAATGACGTTATCTCACCACGGCGCATACCGGCATAATTTTTGATGATCGAACTTTCGTCGCATACGAGAGCAACAAAATCATTCGGATTAAACTTGTGCAACTGCTCATAGTTCGTAATCGTGATGCCTCGATACACCCTACCATCATGCGACCGATGTACCTCAATCCCGAACTTTTCTGCCTCAAGTACCATCTGCGCGCCAACCGCTAGGACAGTGACAAGAAGTACATTCTTGTTTGTTTTCCTGACGATGTTTTCAGCAAACACAAACTCAAGGAGCGTTTTTCCTAATCCACAATCCCCAAAGATTGCCGTCCGTCCATTCCTGACCGACCAATCGACTAGATGTTCCTGGAAGTCAATTAGGTAGTCAGGCATAAACACTGGAGCAAATCCGTCGCCACCTGTGTGCTGACTCTTGAAGTTTAAGAATTCTTCGTATGTTTTATCCATGCGCAAATTATACCGATAAACAAGCAGTTTTTACGCGCCAGAGAAAATATATTTCACTCGCCTTTCACTTGCTTGAATAGTGTCATCCAGTCCTCGCATTCTTGCCTCATTACATCCAGTTGATGTTGCAATTCAACAAGCCTATCTGCTGCCTCAGCAATCACCACGTCTGCATTTGGTGCAACTACGGGCCAAGCAACATTACTTGCAAGGAATCGTAAATTTTCAATTAATGCGGGCGTTGCTGTTCTCACCGAAACAGTCCTTTCAGGAAATTCAACTCTTCGGCAGAATCAGCCTTGCGCTTTCCTGCGGCAATTAGCGCATCAGCAGCCGCTAGACGGTCCCTAAGCTCTATCTCTGCTACCAGGGCAAGGATCATGGCCGACATGGCTTCTCTGCCTCCAGTCTTGAAGCCGTCGCGGACTCCAGTGGCGTATTCCTTAGCTGCTTTTAGTTCGTCTGCGGTCATTCCGTTTCCCTTTTCATGTAGGCGCGAATCGACGTCGCACGCTCGCGCTCGGTAGGTTCTATTTCCATGTTGTCAGGCAGTCCTTTCGCATGGACGTAAGCATCTATCCATTCTAGGACTTCGCTGACTGGTACGCTGAACTTCTTGGCGTATGCTTCGACCAAGGGGCCGGTAGTGATATTCATTTACTCTCAAACTCCATCATGACTACAGGTGAGAACTGTATCTACAGGCAAAAGACCGCCTTCCCAATTAGTATTATCGGGTTGGGGTCTTTCCATGAAATCGACATGACGACCGGAGCCGAACTTGTAGAGCCACATGGCACGTTTCGCTAGGGCGTAGCTACTCAGTAATCTCGGATTTGCGGACGCACCCAAACGCCCGCCTTGCACTGTCCCGAGGACAATAGACCGTCTGCCGCTTCACACCGTCACATTGAAGAACGGATTTGCGTTCCCACCCAAGGGGGCACAGCACCTATTATTGACCGCCAGTTTGCGCCTGCAACTTCTGTGCGCACATCCACAACATCCCAGAACGTCGTTATTGGCTGACCCAGGTTCTACATGCCGCACCCATGTTTCTTCGCGTGCATTTCCAGCCTGGACACTCCGCTTTTAGCTCACCAACTTAGCCCGATAGACCAATGTTATGTTTTACGTCTTTTTCCTTGCCTCCATAATCTTCTTTGCAACGGCCATTATTCCTTTCTGCTGGTGGTCGTCATTTGGATCATTTCCTACGGTGTCACTCATGCAATAGGGTAGGCCGGTTGCAATTGCCGACTTTTCCCCGGTTCGTGATACGTCGTTGTCCGCGTAGATATATCGCCGCCCTGTCACAAGTTGCGACACATACACAAGATTCCCTGCTGAAAAACAGATCACAACAGCCGCGTTTAGCTTAAGAAGACGCAAGGCAGCATCAACTGACAATCCATCGGCGTACCCTTCAACTAAACACGATTCGACCGCTTTTGGTGGTCCGAGTCTCAGCACGGCACCTTTCGCCCTCATGCCGTGAAGCATCTTCTTTTTCCATACGTTGTCGATTAGGTCAATGGTTTGCAACCCAAGTAATTGACCGCTCTGACAATCGCGCATCGGAATGATCAGTTCGCCGTCTGATCCGATGAGTCCTATCGCGTCTTTGAACCCCTTTTCAATGAGATATTGATGCGTGCCCCTACTTGCATCTTTTATCGCCACTGCTGCCCTCTTTATGGCCTCATCGTAAGCCTGCCCTTTGGCAGCTTCCGCCAACTTTCGATTGCGCGCCCATTCGTGCTTTTCTCGATCCGTCCAAGGTTTAGCGTTTTCGTCATTCCACCACTGGGCCGGTTCTCCGGTCTCCCAGTTCATCGCCCACCCTTTGCGACCATCGAACCAATAAGCACCGTTTTCAGATCGTGGGTGTGCTGTCGTTGGGCAACGGTATATCTTGTCACCTTGACGTAGTTCGGAAATTTCAACACCGTGGCAGCGCGCAAATTCAGTAAATGTCATGCCGCAACTTTCGCACGATAGGCAATATAATTTGCTCGTTGTTTATTCAAAACACCACGACTGATCGGCACGTTCCGCGTTGCCTCAAATGCTGGCATGAGTCGAGGGAATGAACCAGTAATGCTCTTGTAAAGGTGCGCCGCTCGCCCGGCTGCTGTATCTGGCTTTCCTTGCCCTCTGACCAGCGTACAGCATTGTTCCCATACTTCCAGCTTGTTACCTACCGTCGCTTTCCCTACCTTGAATTCGGACATTTCACCGGCTTCATGCTCAACCATGTTCATGGGTTTGAATTCAAATCCGCACGCTACACAGCGCTTGCCGCATGGTGTGTATCCGCATTTCTGGCACGCTTTACCTTCGGGCTTTTCCTCGTCGTCTTTTCGGATAACTTTATCGAGCTTTTCACCTGCATCAAGTGCCGCAAGGCCATTGTAGAAAATGTCCGCGTAATCCTCCGCAAACCGAACGATATTCCCAGAGAAGTCCAAAAGATAGCAATCCTTCTTTCCTGTTTCTGGCGACGACCGCAGACCTCTGCCCCACATCTGAATGGCTGTCGAAAGAGATTTTCGTAAGGGCCGACAATCACAAACGCATTCAACGTCTTTGACATCGAATCCCTTGGCGAGCGCTTCGACCGATATCAACACACGCAATGCGCTGTCAGGCTTTTGGTACTCTTTTAAAAGTATTGCTCTCTCTTCGAACGTGGTGTCGCATGTGAATGTTGCCGCCATAATTCCGGCTTCGTTAAATTGCTTGCACATTTCCTCGCAATGCGCAATCGTCGCGCCAAATACAATAGTCTTCCGAGTGCTGGCATACTTTACCCACTCAGTTACCACATCACCAATGATTGCCATGCCCCGAGTTTCAGCGGCTTTATCGGTCCATTCCCCGCCCGCCGTCGCGGCACCGTGCATGTCGATCTTCGCGCACGAAAATACTTTCATTGGCACCAATACGCCCGATTCAGTAAGATCGTTCATCGTGGCAGCATTCACTAGATTGGTAAATATCTTGCCGAGTCCATCACTAAACGGCGTGGCGCTCAAGCCAATAACAACAGCCCTACAGCTTTGCACATGATCGACCCATGCTGCATATTGAGTATGAGCTTCGTCAATTACGATTACGTCCGCATCAGGCCAATTCCGCCTAGCAAGTGTCTGACAACTTGCAATCTGAAATTTTGAATCTAGGTCTGTCCGCCAGTTGTTTGCCTGCAATATCCCATGCGCAGACAGACCATATGAGTCAGCGACAGCCGATGTCTGATTGATAAGTGTCGTTCGGTCACAAACAAATATCGCTGATTTTCCGCGCACCAGGCACTCTTGAATTACTCGCATCCCGAGATACGTTTTACCTGATCCTGTTGGCGCACAGACCATTTGCAATCGGTGCTTGTCACGAACACCTTGCCTTAGCGCTTCATGCGCAATAATCTGGAAATCCCTTGGCGGTGGAAACGTCGAAGAGGCGTAATTCGCCGCCTCGCGCTCGATCAGATCAGCCTGCATTGACTGACTTCTCCAACTTCTCGGCTTTAGCCTTCCAACTCTTTACTAGTCGTACCGCTTCGTTCTTCTCGCCCATGAGTCCGTCAATTCGGCTTTTCATGATATCGATCTGCGCCTTCAGCATTTTGTTTTCCGCTACCAATGCCGCTAATCGGTCGTCAGCATCGAACACCTTGCCCATCGCGGTATTCTCTGCAAGCAATTCATCGGCAGTGATGCGCAATACCTCATTCTGGTTGCGCAAGTCCGTCAATTCGTCTTGCTTTACTTCTTCTTTCTCGTAATCTTCGACCCACTCTTCGTCAATGATTGGTTCAGGTTTCGGCTTCACCGCATCCTTGATCTTCTGAAAGATGGATTTCTTCTTGCGCGTGGATGCTTCAGGCTTAACCTGTTTATGCGCCTCGTCCAAGCTGACTTCGCCATGCCCAACGGCTTTAGCTAGTTCTGGATCGGCCTTTGCAACCGCGTCAGCCTTGCGCTGAGTCTTGTCTGAAGCGCCGGATACCGCAGATCGGCTTGCCACGGTTTGCAATCCGGTAACATTACCGAATTGGGGATTTCCCACTTTCTGAGCCGCAGACCAGTCCTGCGCACTGGCGACGATTGCGGCATGCTGACCAGCCGTCATGTGCCGACGATGCAGATTCATTGATAGAACGAAGCTGACCAGATTATCTCCGGTGTAATCTTCGTATATCGGTTCAATCCCCAGATCGAAGCACGCTCTAGCCCGGTTTCCACCGTCTAGGATCATTCCATTGTGTGTGATGATTGGGTAGCGAAGCCCGTTAGCTTTGATGTCTTCGCAGAGCTTGCTGTATTCTTCTCCGCGCATCCGTGGGAAAAGTGAGCAAAGCGGGTGTAGCTCGATGGTTTCCAAATAGTTAGCCCCTAGATAGTTTCCACCATCCAGGGGCTGTTTTTGTGCTCACCCGTTTGGCTTGAATACATGCCTGCCAGCTATGCATTCAAGCTTGGCAGAGCTTGCGAGGCACATATTAGAAACCACCGTATTGCAGTCTGTCAAGAAAATTCTGCAATATCCGCTAACCCGTAGTTTCGCCACTGAATACCAGTAATCGCGCTATTTACTTTTTATCAGTATTGGCAAAAAAATACCCCTCGGAAGGGGTAAAGGGGGAGATCGAATAGGTGTATATCCTGTCTTTTCAATACGTATCACACCGTTTTAGGTGTTCATATCACGTTATGCATCATATTTCTTCGCCATCTCAGCTTCGAGTTTCGAAAACATCAGCGCCGCGTGTTGCTCAACGATTCCGCGAGGACTGCCAGCCCGATCAAGTGCGGTTTTGGGGATGAACTGCTTGATATGAAGGTCATCAATCGACATCCGTATCTCAAGGCGTCCGGGGTCAATCCGCAAGATGTCGCGCAGCCTTTCAACCTCTGCCGAAAGTATCTCTGCAATATCCACGCTGCCGTAACCGCTTCCGCTCATGTCGTCAGTTTCGTCTGTCGGCCCTGCTATTTCGTAGCAAAGGCGTCTTGCTAAATCTATGCTGCCGCGTTTCATTCGATTAGGCATCACCGCGCCACTATCCATTTGTTCTTGATCGCTACCACAACCGCCCTGACCCTTCCGCTGACATTCATCCTTTTATAGACATCGGAAAAATGCTTATCCACCGTGAGTTGTGCTAGTCCGGTCTCTTCCGCGATATCCGTGCTTGACGTACCATCTGCGGCCATCTGCAAGATTTCCATCTGCCGCCGCGTCGGCTTTTTCGTGCTATCCGCCATTGATCTGCTCCAAAACTTATCGCCTTCCATTATTGCAGATTTATCCTTATACTTGCAAGTAGAAAATAATTGCACAAAACGCTTGACGACATACTTATTTATCCGTATATTTCGTCGTGTTGGTAGCGTCAATTCCGGTAACAGTCAATTCAAGTCCGGTGGGAAAAAGCAGACTACATAAGACGCAGATTCATCGCCGCACAGGGCCACATATTCGGAACGCCGAGCAATGGTGGATATCCAGCAAGTAAGGGCCTTTGGCAAGCCAATTTTTTTAACCATGAGGGAATAGTTATGAATATATATCGGCAGGGAGATGTCTTAGTTGTTGCTGTCGCCTCGATCCCGCAGGAAGCGCAGCAACTTGCGGTCGAAGGTCACAACAAGATCATATTGGCATTTGGAGAAAAAACAGGGCATCACCATCGCATCGAGAATGTGAAAGTCGCTGAGCACGAATCCGCTCGTATCTACAGCTTCGGTGCCGAGCGCTTCTTGCAAGCAATGGAGACTGTAGCGCTTAAGCACGAAGAGCACTCGACGGTGAGCATTCCTCCTGGGATATATCAGGTCGTGATTCAATCACAGTATTCCCCATCGGCCATGATTCGGGTGACGGATTAATCATGGCGAAGATTACCAAACTAACCGCAGACCAAGAAGCCGCGATGGTAGCCAAGCGAGATGAATGGCTTGCTATTGGTCGAAATACCGCTCCTATTGATCGAGACAAGGCCGAGGCTGCAATTAGTGCGATGTATGCGGCTATCGGCAAGGATCGGCCAAAATTCATGTTCTTTCAATCACCTTGGCAGGCCGGGATGGCGATTGCGATCATGAAGACGATTTCTAAAGACGGTTTTCCGGCCAATCTCGGGGCCAATCTCGAGGCCAATCTCTGGGCCAATCTCAGGGCCAATCTCGGGGACAATCTCAGGGCCAATCTCAGGGCCAATCTCGGGGACAATCTCGATTTGTCGTATTTAGCCGGTCAGCATTGGTGTGCATGGGAGGTTTTTTACGATTTGTGCAACGAGATCGGAGTCCCTTACTCGGAGAAAGATCGATCTACGCTTGACTTATGGCTTGAGCAATCAAAAACATGCCATTGGTGGTGGCCGAAAGATGGACTTGTGATTGCCACTGATCGGCACACGATATTGCTTGTTGATGACAGTGGCAGATTGCATTGTGAGACTGGGCCAGCGGTGGCCTACGCCGATGGATGGAAACAATACTATTGGCATGGCGTTCATATGCCTGAATACATCATCGAGCGGCCTAACGAAATAACCGTAGCCGCTATTGATGCCGAAGCGAATGCCGAGATCCGACGGGTAATGGTTGATCGTTTCGGCATGGAGCGGTATGTCCGTGAATCTGGCTCAAAGTTGATTCATTCACTCCCAGATGATTACGGATTAATTGGCCTTCGTACCGCAAAACTCTACCGCAAAGAACAGAATGGAGATGAGCCGATTATTGTTCTCGATATGCTCAATTCAACTCCAGAGCCGGATGGCACGACGAAGCGATACATGATAAGAATCTCTCCACACTCGTATGGTGGAATGGCCGCTAAAGACTGTCTGGCAGCAATGGCGAGCACGTATAGGATGCCGGATGATTCGCTATTGTTCAAGGATTATCGAGACTATAGCCCTATGGTAGAAACATAGCAGTCATCATAACTTACCTTTCTGAGGGGAAAGACAAATGAACGCATGGACACACTTTATCGCTTGCCTGTGGCTACGCTGGGAAGAACGCGCTGCACTCGTCGATGACCATTTAGCCAGACAACGCGGTGATTTTGCAGCCGCTCGCCGCCACCGAGCCGATGCACAGAGGGCCAGAGAAGACTTGGCCGATCTGAGGCATGACCGTTGGCTTGATCAGGCACCACAATGAAATACACATTCAGCTATCGACATTGGGCGCGAATGATGCGATCACCGGGGATGGTTTGCGTACCGGATCAGATCAGCTACGCCACCCAGCATAGCCAAGCATTCCCGGTGTTGCGTGGCGACGGAAGCACGTCACGCGCCAGACTCATGATAGCGCCGCCTGGCTCGTTTGCTGTTGGTCAGGCTGTTGTGAAGATTATAGGAGGGTGAAATGAAAGGTAACGAAATGAACTTGCATCAACGCATCAACGAAGTCCGTAAAGCTATTGGATACGTCCAGAAGAACAAATCCGTATCAACGGGCGGCGGATCTTATAAGGCTGTCACGCATGACGAGGTGACGGGAATCATTCGGCAACATTTGGTAGAGCATGGGATTCTTATCATTCCTTCGCTGGTTTCGTCTGCTGTCGTTATCCCTCCTGCAAAAGAAGGTGAAATCGCCAAGCAGTTGCGCTACGAAGCAACGTATGATTTTACCTTCGTCAATTGCGATGACCCGAAAGATTACCTAGTAATCCGCATTGAATCGCATGCAATGGACAATCAAGACAAAGCTCCAGGGAAGGCGATCAGTTATGCCAAGAAATATGCGGTACTGAAGTTGTTTGAGATAGAAACCGGCGAGGACGACGAGTCAAGGCATGGTGAAAAGCCCGAGTTTCCGTTAGCCGATCATATCGCTAATCTTGAAGCCGCTGCCAACATTGACGACCTGAAAACAGCTTACTTGATTGCAAAAGATGCGGCTATGAAGTTTCCTGATCCTGCGGCACTAAAGATCATCACTCGTGAAAAGGATAAATTCAAAGCCGCGATGGAGGTGAAGAAATGAACGAACAAGGCACCGAAGCATGGCTGATGGAACGTCTCGGCATGGCGACCGCTTCCCGTATGTCAGATATCATGGCTACGGTCAAAGTAGGCGAGGCGGCAGGACGGGCGAATTACCGGGCTGAACTCGTCGCCCAACGTCTGACAGGAAACATAGCCGAATCATTCACAAACAGCGCGATGGCTCACGGCACAGAATACGAACCATTTGCCAGAGCGCATTACGAGGTCAAATTCAATACCGTTGTTGAGGAGGTTGGCTTTGTTAAGCACCCGACGATTGAATGGTCTGGTGCCTCACCGGATGGCCTTGTGGGGAATGATGGGCTTGTTGAAATCAAATGCCCCAACACGGCCACGCACATCGACTACCTTCTTCGCGGAGTCGTCCCGACTAAATACCGTCCGCAGATGCTTTGGCAGATGGCTTGCACGGGGCGGCAATGGTGCGATTTTGTCTCATTTGATCCACGCATGCCAGATCATCTAAAGTTGTTCGTCATCCGCTATCAGAAGGATGATTTCATGCTTGGAACGATGGAAGTAGAAGTTAGAAAGTTCCTTGCTGAAGTCGAGGATACGATTGTTAAACTCAATGCGATAAAGGAACTAAATTGAACGTCTTCAATTTCACAGGAAATCTGGGCAAGGATTGTGAGCAGCGTTTTATCGCAAGTGGTGAGAGTGTTGTCCAATTCTCTGTTGCCGTCAAATCTGGATTCGGAGACAAATCCGTAACGACATGGGTTCGTTGTTCGTATTGGGGAAAGAGATCGGACGGAGTTAAATCCTACCTGCTGAAAGGTCAGCTTGTCGGTATCAGCGGGGAATTGACGCTCAAGGAATTCACGAATAAGGAAGGCCAGAAGCAATCCTCCCTAGAGGTCCGAGTGAATGACTTGACTCTACTCGGTAAGGCCGATCATGACAGCGCACCGGCTCAACGGCCAGCACCTAAGCCACAAGCAGAACCAAGCGGCGCGAGTGATTTCTCCGATTTCAGTGACGACATCCCGTTTTGATGGCTATCTTAACTAAGCCGCGCATTTAATGGAAGTACATATCAACTAATAGGAGGATGAAATGAACTTCCCAACTCCAACTGAAATGATCATAAAAACACACGAAGACCAGCGACGTCGTTATCTTGCCGCACAAGAGGTCAGAGCCGAGATAGAACGAAACGCGGCAATCCTTGTGGAAGTGACGCGCCGAAACGCTGAATACCTAGACTACATGGCCGCAAGAATAGCGGCTGACGAATCCGCCCCGCCTGTTGTTTCTGTTCCGACTGATCCCCTCCAGTCCGTTCAGATCGCCACTCAACAGGCTGGGGCGGACCTTGGTTGTCGGCGTGATCGGATTGACCAGTTACTAGACCGGATGAGCGAACATGATCTGATTGATGTGATCGCGTTCCTTGAGAACTTTACCGCAACAAATCTTAGAACAGCGAGGATGGATTGAGATGCAACTGTACGCAAAACTAATCGCCATGATGTTGGCTTCGAATGGCATGACTAATATTCCTGTTAGTTCGTCGCCAAAGGGGAATAAATATCAACCACCGCCACCATCTGCCGAGTTGCGATACGGACTTGCTCAATGGAACCGCGCTGTCGAAGCAAAGAAAAAGGCGAAACGCGAAGCACGGATTGCCAATGGTCGCCAGCCTAAAGCAGTTCGTGCCGTGAGCGTAGCATGACCGCACAAGAGATACTATCCAGATTCGTCGGAGTCAATGATATCCGGTTCTATCTGAACAATATCATTCGTCGGCCAGACTTCTTCTATGCGACCAATGGACATATTGCTGTCCGAATGCCTATTCAGGAGAATGTGGAAGCGTATGAATCAGATCATCCACGGAACATAGCTGATCTGTTTATTGAGCGCAAAAGCGATACATGGGTAGAGTTCCCTACTCTTCCAGAAGGCGAGAAATGTAAATTCTGCGATGGCACTGGACTTGGGTATGAATGCGATGAATGCGATGGTGAAGGCGAGTTTGAATACGGAAGCCATACTTACGATTGCAAGGAGTGCGACGGATCAGGGCAGATATCGAATCGTTATGGCATTGATCGTTCAGAAAAGACTAAGTGCAATAAGTGTGACGGAAAGAAACTAAAGCCCTATCAAGGAATAAGGGTAGGCGGATCAACGTATGATTTGAAATACCTGAAGGATATTGCAGACTTACCAGGGATGAGGATTGCCGTCCCAGTTGGGCCAATGGCAACGGCTTACTTTACCTTTGACGGCGGCGAAGGAATACTCATGCCGATGCGTGATTGATATGACCGAGAAGCGCATCATCCGTCTAGTCCATGACCAAGCCAGAAGGATCGCGGCTGAACTGTGCATGTCATGCCCAGACGGATGGATCGCAAAATTCAGCGAACCAACACGCTCATTAGAGCAGAATGCCGCCCAGTGGCCGATGCTTGAATGCTTTGCCAAGCAGAAACAATGGCCCGTAAATGGGGCTTTAGAATGGCTCACAAAGGAAGAATGGAAGGACATCCTAACAGCAGCATTTAAGAAAGAAGTGGTCAGGATATCGCCGGGGATTGATGGAGGAATGGTGCTCTTGGGATTACGGACAAGCAAGTTTAAGGTGCGCGAGTTTAGCGATTGGCTGGAGTTTTTGAACGCTACTGCCGCAATTTATGGGATTGATACAAAGATCGACCTATAGGGGCGACGAATGACAAAGATCGAAGAACGCAAGATGCAAAAGCTGGAAATTGAGAACGACGAACTTCGCAGGCAAAATGCCCGGCATCTGGAAGCGTATTCAGATAACATCAACGAATTGATAACCCTGCGAACGCGGAATGAATTGGTGAATCAATTACTCACTGAGGTATTGCGAGAGGTCGCCCTATGAACAAAATCGACATAATGTCACTGGCCAAGCGCGGCATTGCCGAGCGCGAGATTGAGGTGTTGAGGGCGCGGCGGGATGGGATTCTTTACGCCATTAAGAAGCTCGACGAGTGGGTATGCAGTGACGATGAAGCCTACACATTGCCGGATATGGTCAAAGCGCTAATCAAAGAAGCCAACGACCTGATACCGCCGCTGTACCGCGATGAAACCGCTAAGGTGCATAAATGATCACACAAGAAACCTGCTTGGCCATTTATGCCGCCCACCGCGAAATACTCGCTGGAGAGAAACTGCTGGCCGACATGAAGGCCGAACGCGAGCGCGTTGGGCTTGACCCTGATAAATACGCGCCGACGTTGCGCGATGCCTTCGGACGTGTGCGGCAGTTGCAACTCGGCATCCCTTGCGGCAAGGACGCGCATAGGCTTTTCGACGTAAGCCCAGTGCTTGCCGAGTCGGTGATTCTGGCGCACATAGCGAACAAGCGTGCGGCGCTCGTTGAAGCGAACGAACGGGCGCGGATTGAGTTGGGGAATTAAATGAGCACAGAACTGAACGACGATGAAGTGGCATTCCTCAAGAACGTCGAAGCTGAGAACAGCCGGTCAGCGAAGGAGATTGCCAGACTCCAGAAGATCGAACAAGCGGCTCTGAACCTGATCGCCGTGAAGGGCCGGCATCACTCGGAGATTGCCATGCGGTTGCTGATGAAGGCGTGCGAGTCGTGATAATCGACTTCGCATCATTCCTCGTTGAAAGCGTCCCTCGCGCCTGTTCTGAAGGCAAATGGACGCTGATCGCCCCAGATGGACGGGCATGGCAATGCAATCCGTTCATCCTGTCAGCCGCACTTCTCGCAGAGATTGGCGGATCTGCGGTGAAACTGGATGCGGAGTGCCAGAAGGTGCTGGACGATAATCTGGAGTCATTGTATGAGTGCTGAGCCTGCCCATCCTGGATGCTATAACCGAAAGGATTACAGCGACGCTCATTTAGCGCGAGATGGATACGTTGAACATAAAGTAATGGTCCATCGCACAATTGAGCAGAGAAGACTTGAGATAAAGGCCGTCTGGATACCCCACACCATGAGCACCAAGTGTCGATCCGACTACTACAAGATCAGCCGGAGATGTGATGGGTGCTCGCGGTTGCGGGAAGATGTCGAATATTTTGAAGGAGCAGGATTGTGAGTGAATACAAGAGGATGTTTGAGCAGGCTGTGAGGACGTTGGCGGCGATTGACGAGGCGCTTGGTATTGGTGACGACGGATGCTCCGACCCAGACCAAACGCTCGACGCGATTGAGGAACTTAAGGCTGAAGCTGCGCGAGGGAAAGAGCTTGCTCTTACCGTGATGGCTGACAATGTAGGGAAGGCGTAGGAGATGAAATTGTGAGTGACTATTTCAGCTTCTGGATAATGCGTGGTGTCGCTGATTTCGCCATAGCTATCGGATTGACCCTGATGGCGCTCGTCGTTCTGTTCTTGGCTTGCGTCCCTTCCATGTTCCGTGAGTGGCGATGTAAGCACGATGGCGGAGTCCGTGAAACATCAGCATGCGATGCCATCTGTCGCAAGTGCGGGAAGAATCTAGGATTCATCGGTAATGTAGCTAAGGAGTTAGCCAAGTGACCATAGACGATATCGAATGGTTGCAGACCAGGTATGGCTTAATTACCCACGCGACAACCATGAAGCTAATCGCTGTTGCTCGGGCGGCAAAGGCATCGCTGATCAATGCGGCGCTTGTTTGCGATGAGGATATCGCCCTGCAAGAAGCACTGAATGAACTGGAGACGGAATGACTGATGTCCTGCCATGCCCATTCTGCGGTAGTAATGACGTAACAGTGGTTGAAGGTGACACGTTTCGGTGGCGCTTGGTGAATTGCCACTGCTGCGGTGCTGCTGGCCCGGATGTCCGTATTCAAACTGCGGGAAGCGGAACACCTGAAGAGTGGGAGAAACGTGCTGTAGAAGCCGCTATTGTCGAATGGAATAAGAGGGCAATATGAATACTTTGGATCAGATGTTAGAAGTTATCACGGCGCACAAAGAGGGGAGAGCTATTGAGTATCGATCCGCAACGATGCACGATGCGTGGCTTATGGCAAAAGGCCCGACGTTCAATTTTGATTATAACGAATACCGCGTCAAGCCCGAGCCTAAGCCGGATAAGGTTGGCTATATCCGAATCACACCGAGCCGTATCTACGGTGTGCGAGACAGTGACGACAATTGTAAGGTCACTTTCGACGGCGAGACCGGCGCGCTTAAAGCGGTGGAGATATTGAAATGATAGATGACGACGACAGATTGCGCATTGCACTCGATGCCGGTTATGTTCCAGCAACGATGGGCGACACACCGACACATGCGATATGTAAGCACGGAACAATTGCCGCTATTACCGACAACCACCATGCTTGCACCTGGATAGGGCTGGTGGCTAAGGATGTACTGAAATGACTGACCTAGAGCTTCTGACGCTGGCAGCAAAGGCCGCAGGGATTGACATAGGTGAATGGATGCCCCAGTACGAGGGGTATTGGGTCCAGCAAGAAGGGTATAACGATATCTGGAATCCTCTTCTAGATGACGGCGAGTCCTTCCATCTTCTTGTGAAACTGCGCCTGATTGTCACATTTACCAGCGATGTCTATGTGGTTGTCGGTCAAAGGATGGGTCCGTACACAGAGCAACTACTTGAGGATGATGACCGAGCTTCAACGCGGCGGGCCATCGTCCGTGCGACGGCAGCCATAGGGGAGAAGATGCCATGATCACTTCACGCTGGGAGCAAGACGGCAAGGGTGGTGATAATGGTGTCGGGTACTTCACTATCAGCGGTATCGGGACGCTGATAGTTGGGCTTCATACGCACGACGAGTTCGCTAACTTAGATTTTGCTTTGCGAGAAACATGGCGCTTCGCTTACAAAACTGGGCGAGATGACTTGAAGGCTGAGATTGCGAGGATGGAATGATCACCACCGAACAAGCACTGGCGATAGCCAAGGAAGCTGGATTCACGGTACGCGACGTATCGGAGTTTCCAAAAACAATTACCCACGCTCTGAATCTAGCGGCTGCGATGGCTCTTGAGGATGCCGCTAGACGAGTCGTATCGCGGGAACATTTAGGGCTACTTGCTGACGAATACAGGGAGGCGAAGCCATGAGCGATGAATACACATTACTCAAACGCCGCCCGAAAGCACTTGTAGAATGTCCGAAGTGCCAATGGCCGGACACCAGTTTTATGCGGGGGCAAGTGCAATCTGATTGGCGCAAATGTTTTGGCTTGCCGTACTGCGCCGTGATCTGCGTTTGCTGCCACAAAATAATAGGCTGGGAGAAACCATGACCAGCAGAGAGCAGTTTGAATCGTGGATGCGGAACTCGACCATTGACTGGAATATGTGCAGACTGGAAAGCAATGACGAATACCTTGCGCTACCGACGCACACTGCCTGGTTGGCATGGCAAGAGGCGACGAAACTAGCCCTGGCGAGACAAGTCAAGGTCACAGCCATGTGGTTAGAGCAGTCTGACGGAACGCGAGTACCGCTGCCCTTGTCGATGCCTATCACGTTTGAGAAGGAGGAATACTAATGACCTTTGAGGACTACTGGTGCGAGGTTGTCGATGGTCAGCGCACGGATGGCGTTTATACGTTGGACCAAGTGCGCGATATTGCTCGGCTGGCATACGCCGTTGGCGGTATTGACGAACGTGAGGCATGCGCCGAAACGGCAGATTGTTTCGTCAATGGTGGAATTGAAATAGCTCGCGCCATTCGTGATAGGTCGAAGTCATGCCCGACATAACCCTATGCTCCAACAAGACCTGTCCGTCCCGCGAGGCATGTTACCGATTCACGGCACCGGCTTGGCAGTGGCAGGCGTACCAGGAATTCCAGGTAAAGCCCGGTGAGGATCGGTGCGAGATGTATATTGTTAGACGTGGGGAGGGGAAGAAATGATCTGTATTGGTGGAGGCGGAGGAGGAAGTGGCGGGGCCGCATTCGTCACCCCTGGCGTTGGGAGTGGAGGGTGCGGTGGCGCGGGCTATGTGCTTGCGAATGGCGGCGGTCAGGCTCATTGGTCCTATCCTGCCTCCATGCTCCCTGTTGTCAAACCATGCGAATACTGCCGAACCTCCACGGCAGACACCGGTCATTGTCCTAACTGCGGAGCACCGAAATGAAAGCTTTCATTGTATTGTTTTTTGCACTATCCATCATTCCTGTGTCTATTTTCACCATGATTTATGGATGGGGACTGACGCCAAGTAATTGGGGATGGGTAGCGTTCGGCTATACATGGATGATTATTCCGTCCATTGTGCAAGCAATGGTAAGCAGGTTAAACGGTTAAATGAGGTGACGAAATGAGCCTAGAAACGATGATTAGCGACAGCGCTTGCTGCGTGAAATGTGGATCATTAGGCGTCGGAACATGCGATTGCTGGGAACCGTGCCCCTGTGGATGGACGAAGGAGCGCGGCGAGGAGTGCAACAATCCTGAATGCTATGACCGGGTAGCGAAAGAACTGGATGCGCACTTGCAAGAATCACTAGCCATTTTTAACAGGGTGAAGAAATGAACGACGATCTAACCATTCCAGAGAATAGACAACACCTGTTCGAGGAAATAGCCATCGCTATTATGCAGACTAGGCCGGGAGGTAAGATGGTATTCATTCCGCGAATAGCTGAGTTGTGCGATCTATATATCGAAGTATCGGAGCCACCGAAATGACTGGCGAAATATTAGAACTAGGCGACCTGCAAGACCTTATCCAGCATGTTACGCCTAGAGGATGTGTCTGCCGCCGTGCAGATGATTCTCTGTTCGCTGTGATCGGCATGACTGAAGCCGAGGTAAAAATGATCGAGCATTACTTCTTCAAAAAGATTGGCGTGGTTATGGGGTATGGGGATGAAGAATGAGCCTACGTAAGAAAGACGACTGGGACGAATCTCTGGAAGAAGCGTCTAGGAATGAGAAGGCTAAACAAGAGACTCCGATTAGCAGTCAATACACTCTGAAGGAGTACGGCGTAAAGGTCACACTTGGATTTAACGAGGATCACGAAATAGTTATTAAAGAGGCGAGGTTTTATAATGACTGAGGAATCGAAATGAAAAGCCTGACCTACCTTATCTACATCCTATCCTATGAGGGTGCCGTGCTCGGAGGATGTTGGTACGCTGTCTTTATCCTCAATCAGAGTGGATGGTGGTTTGTCGTTGCTGCTTTGTTTAGTGCTTGTGCGTATGGTCCGATGAAGTGGATTCATGGAGTAGGTAAAGATGACTGACCGATACAATGCTCTAGTAGTCGTCCTAGAACACGATACGAGGCGCTTAAATGACTAAAAAATATCATGACATGGTTTTTCTTTATGGCGCTAAAGTAGGCCCAATTGTCGAATTCACCGAAAATGAAATCACTGTGACTTGGCCTGAAGTCGGGAAAAGTTACTCGGCTGATCGTCGTAAAATAGTTCCAATTATCTCCGAATGGACAGAACTCGATGGCGCGTATTATTCAATGGGTAAGGCGATATTTGAGCACTTCATGAAGAAGGAAGTGGAATGACCGATCTATCCGAAGCCTCAATAGAAGCCGCTTTGATGTACATAAAGGCGTCGGCCGAGCAACTATTTGTACGTCCGAAAAAGTTGCTAATTCCACGGATTCAAGGCGAGACATATAAGCAATACTGGCTTAGGGTACAGAAGGCAAAGCGGATGGCGGCAAGGTTGAAGAAAGACTAAAGCCTCTTCGGGTCAAAGTCGAACATAGGGGCTTCAATCTTTGGCTCAGGTACGCCAAGTGAAGGTCGGTTAGTCTTGACGACACGCTTTTGATTCGCCTCGTATAACAATTGATCCGCTAATTGCCTGCGGTCTTTGTTCTCTTCGATAAATCTCTTTGCTGCGGCTCTTTCTCTCTTTTGTGCTGGAGTGGGCTTTTCAAGTGAGTCGATACGATTGATATCGCCGATTGCTTTTGCCACTGCGCCGCCTTCGGTAGCTCTGAGTTTCAGCGGATCTAGCGCGCTTCCGGTGTTTTCGTAGAGTGGCGCTTTCGGTATATCTCCGGTCTTCTCTATCTTGCCGATATTTTGGCGAACCAAGTCTAATGCACCAGTTTGACCTAGCGGGACTTCGGGAACATCCTTGGCAAACTCCATAGTCATTCTATCGCCCATTGGGTAGAGTGACTTATCGACTGGAACATCCCTTGGAACGAGTTGTAACGGGCTTTCGTTAGGCCCGAACATCGGCTTTAGCCTTGGCTGTACTTGGTAATCTAAACCCCCTACTGGCGCTCCTTGTGGCTGTATAGGCTGATCATCAGCGATGCTTAATAGGCCACGCCCTTGAGGTGCTGGTGGCGTTTTTGAGTATAGGGATTCAGCAGGGAAATTTTCAGGCATCAGTGCTAATGGTCGCGGTGAATTATCAACGACTGGCGGTCCTTTTGGTTTCATTCTTCCTTGCGCAAAGTCTGAAAGGATTCCGTAACGAGCAGCAACACGCGCCAAGGGCAGCGCTGCTACTGGACTAGCAAACCCTGCCCCCCCTAAACCGGTAAACATATCAAGCACAGTAAATGGATTTGCATGCCCAGATTGAGGAATACCAGAAACATCCTTGAAGTTATTAGCGAACTTCCCGATAGTTGCGCCCTCTTCAGTTAGCGGTTTGCCTGCTTGCAATCTGCGGCCAAATACCTTGGCATCGACCATACCGCCGCCTTCGCGGATCGCATCTTCTGTTGTATGAGACTTTGCCATACGAGTACGAGCATCCCTGAATCCTTTTAATAGTTCCGCACCATCTTTCCCTTGCAATGACAATGACCGTTCTATTTGATCTTCAATCGCTTTAGCTGCGCCTCGTTTCGCCTGACCAAGTGCGTTATTCCCCGTTCGATAAGCGGCAGTCGCTTCGTCGCGGAGAATCTGCGTCATTTGCAACGCTTCGCCAGCATCAAACTTGGATACTTTCAATGCTTGGATAACTGGCGTAATGTCATCTGCGACCGCATTAGGGAAAGACTTAGCAGCCATCTTTCGGTTATCAGTTAGTTTGTCAATCGTGGCCGCAAAGGTTTTATCTGTTGCGATATCTCCGACTTTGGCGACCGGCTCATACCCTTTCGCGTAGGCATCTTTCCTGATCTGTTGCATTGCTTCAGACGTAAGGGGTGCATCGTCAGGCAATCCGTTGTATTTACGGGCTAGTGCGTCTGTCGTGACCTGATCTTTGATGCCCGCTAGTTGGTTTGTTTTGAACTTCCCAGAAACGCCCTCAAGCACGCGAGGGACTACACCAGACCCTGGAATTAGACTCGGCGGGAGCTTATACCCAGCATCCATCACTTCTCGCGCCGTGGCTTCTAATACTGGATTTGGCGCGGCCTTCTGTGAGGGTTTAATCCGTCCGATCGTCGCATCACGCAGCGGCCTAGCACCACGTCCAACGGCTGACAATTGATTGACAAGTCCAGGGAACGATTCCGCGCCAATGTCCCGCATGAATCGTCCAGCATTTTCAGCGTATTCACGTTCCAAATCATCTCTTGGCCGACTGAGCAAAGGAGCAATATTCCTCTCTGCCCACTTCGGCGCGAAGGTCGATACCGCACTCCCGATAGGAGCAACAACAGAGTTTTTCACCATGTCTGCGCCGGTATTAGCCATAGCCTTTACCTTGTCGAACACTGATGCTGTATCCGAAGCTGTCGGTTCTGGTGGTAATCCTGCCGTGCGAGGGTCGTAACTTGGCGTTTGTGATCCAGTAGGCGATGCGGATTGCGCCTCAATGAATTCAGCAAGCATGTCTGCTGTTTTCGTGTCTCCTTTTGAGAGCGCTTCGCCTAGTGCTTCGTGCGCTTCATCTAGTTCGCTCATGGCGACTTAGCCTTTCTTCTGGCTTCCAAATACGCTCTAGCAGCCTCTATGTTCGCACTGCTGGCAGTTGGCGCAGCGGCAGGCGTGCTTGGTGTTGCCTTATTAGCATTCTTTGCATCTTCTGGATTCTTATGCCACTTCCCGTTCTCGTCCCAGTGTGACATGCGCTTTTTGAACTGACGAAGCATCGCAAGACGCTGATCTACAGGGATTCCTGCATCACCCAATTGTCCAGCTACTTCAGCATAATATGTTCGGTCAGCATCGGATTGTGGGCCTTCCATCCGTGGCACGTTTGAGGTTAATGCTGCTGCTATATTCACCAACTCTTTGGCTTGAACTGCTCCTTCTGGAGACTTACCAAACTCAGCAGCAATGTTATCGATTTTCTTCCCGATTCCGCTAGCGGTTGGCGCTATCGGACCCGTCAATATCTTTTCGGCAGCTTCAAGATTATCCATCACTCCCTTCATTGAAAGCGACTGTTTAACCTCAGCAGACGTGATAGCCTTAGCCCTAGTCCTATCCTCAACTCCCTTAGTCGCCCCCGGACTATCTTTAACGTCTTGCTGTGCTTGTGCGACATCCCTTGCTGTTTTTACTTTCCTTTCATCGCGCTTGTCGGTAAAAAATGGTGTTTGAACGGGCGTGACCACTGGCGAAGCGCCTCGTAACGCTTCCGCATCTGCCGTCTTTCCTTCAGCTTCCAATTGTTTCGCCCATGCGGCCTGATCTTGCCCACCATTCAATGCTACTTGTGCGCCTCCCGCTGGCATTGCGGACGGCACCGATGATCCACCACTAGCCGCCATGCGTGCCGCTGATTCTTGAGCGGCACGTTTATGAGCGTTTTCGTCCCAATCAGGATCGCCGGTTCTAATCAGATAATCGCTATACTTCTTGACATCTGATTCATACCGTTCCGCTTCATCCCTTGGAATAAGTTGCTTCTCGCCGGTTAGTTTATTGAAGCGATATTTTGTCTTATCCTTGTCAGTAATGACAATCCACGGAGCTTGACTAGATCCGGTCTGCCCCTTGGTAATAGCCGCTGCATACTTGCCTTCCAATGCCTTCAGTCTATCCGCAGCTTTCGCATATTCAATACCATCGCCCTTCTCTCTGTTTTGTCGTTGTGCTTCAAATTGCGATTTCTTTTCCTTTGCAAAGGCTGATCCCATTTCAGCTAATGCGCTACCAAGAAATCCTCTACCTCTAGGTTCATCCGATAGCAACGCTTTGGATGCCACACCCCACAAGTTAGCGGTATTAGCAGCCTCTTCGTCTGGCGTAATTTCATAGGACTTCCGAAGTCTCTCAAGTGCGCTAGCTTCGGTCGTTCTTGCTTTATCTAGATCACCTTTGAGTCCATCCAAAGGACTAGGGACTGTCGTTCTGACATTGGTATTGTCGGCTATGGACGATAAGCCGCCTAGCCCGGAGTTTGGCCCTTGATATACGCGGTCTAGTTCGTCTATGTTCATGATTTATTGTCCCGGTCCTGCGAAGGCTTTCGATAGTGCTGGCGCTAATGACTGAAGCGTACCATACGCCCCTGCGGCTTGTAGGAGTGGATTGCCGGTCTGTTGCGGAGTAGGGGCAGCTTGATAGCCTGGAATGGTCGGGCTAGATGTTGATCCTGACATACTCGGCGTTCCCTTTACCAGTTGGTTCAGCCAGTCCATTTGATTCTTTTGGTAGTTGTTCTGCTCGTTGAAGTTCTGATAGTTCAGATCAAGATTGCTCTGTCCGAGTTGCTGATTCGTCTGTCCGAGTGCATTCAGTGAGGCGGCATCTGCTGCTCCTAACTGTGCTCCTTGACCAGCGACACTTGCCATTCTCGTCTGATCTGTATTGATGTTGTCCATTGACTGCTGATACCCTTGGCTTAGGTATTGGCCTTGTGCGCCCATGATCGATTCATTGGTGTCTCGGAGTGCTCGATTATTGAAGTCTGAATTTCTCGTTGAGCCGAATTGACCTGCTCCGGTGAAAGTTGAATTGACTTGAGGTAACAGCTTCTCAGTTAGGTTACGTTGGCCGAGTTGAGCAATCCTGTCCGTGACTTGATCTTGGTACGGGTCCATGTAATCATTGACCAGACTCGGCGCGGTCTTCCCGGCATAGTCCAATCCAGACTTCCATGAGCCGACATTTCCTTGGGCTAGGGTGGAGGCTTGTTCAGAGAGTGGATCGAGTCCCTGTATCCGTTGTCCGGTGTATGGCTGATAGGGTTGGCTGGCTTCTGTGATTCCTGCCCCTGTCATCATGCGCCGGAAGTCATCCAAAGTGGTAGGTAGCCCTCCTGAACCTAGAATAGTATTCCCGTTCGCCGGAGGGATAGTCGGATTCTGCGCTTGTGTCATCAACGCCTGTGCGTTCTCGGCAGTATAATTCGTGCCTAGTGCTCGGTTCGTCAGTTCCGCGAGTTCAGCGGCGTTGATCCCTTTTGAGGCAGCGAGTTGCGCTGTTCCTTGTGGGTCGCGCTGACCATTCGCTTTGATGTAGGCGATGGCTTCGTCAATGGCGGGTTGGCTGTATTTACTGAGGATGCCGCTGTTTGCATTAGCTCCCGGCAACGCGCTACGCCCTGGATCGACAAAGGTGCTACTCTTACCGCCAGTTCCGCCCCCTGCCACGGTGTTAAGTTGATTCTGGTATTGCTCTGGAGATTGGCCGAGGAATTGAGAGAATGCCTTCGCTCCTGCAAGATCGCCGGAATTGACTAGTTGGTCGAATTTAGCCTTGAGTCCAGCGAGGCCGCTTTGATCGCCTTGTCCTGCTTGAATCTCGGATTGATTTACCCATCCACTACCATCTGGGTTATATCCCTTTGATGCAACAGCATTCGATGGAACATACCCAGGAGGAATATTAGGCGTGTCCATGACATCATCCCACCAAGGACGCGTTGCCTCTTGCGTCTGTGGTCGAATTTGAATGCTGCCATCTGCGGCAATGTAGGTCTGAGGCGTGCTTGCTCTAATCCCCGGTGCTGTTCCATACGTCGGCGACGGATAGGCAGGAGGCATCACCGGACCTGTCCCCCACGGATTCGTACCTTGTTGCGGAGGCGCTGAAGGGTCATAAGATGGAGCGGGTGTAGGAGGAACATTTTGCCATCCACCAGCAGGGCTAGTTTGCGGTTGTGCCGGTGCCTCCGGGGTCATTTGAATACTGCCATCCGCAGCAACGTAGATACCCATTTTATTTACCTGCTTTCTTCATATATTGCATCGGACTCATGGCCCGAGGTGGTATGCTACTCAATCCGCCCGACTGTCGATGTTTCCTGATTTCTTCCCGCATCTTGTCCAAGGCATGCGCCCCGGCGTTCGTATCTCCATCTCCGAGACTTGAGACTGTATCCGCATCTAGGACATATTCCCCCGTTCGCCGGAGGGATAGTCGG